GGCGGACATGGTGTAGAATGGAATGGTTGGGTATGTGCTGCAGAAATTGTTGGAGACGTAACCGATGTGTGTGGAGCAGGAGACACGTTTTTATCTGCACTGGTATATAAGTTTTTAGAAACTAACCATATGTCCAAAGCAATAGTATTTGCCAACAAGGCCGCCAGTATAACAGTACAACATGTAGGAGTATATGCACCTAGACTGGAGCAAATCAAATGAAAGTGTTAGTAACGGGTCACGAAGGATTCATTGGGCAGAATCTAGTAAAATACATATACAATAACACTGACTGGAGCGTGGATGTGTATGATTGGAATAGCGGAATACTACCCAGCATAATGGAACAAGATTGGGTCATCCACATTGGTGCTATCAGTAGCACAACTGAACGTGATCTTGATAAAGTTATGCGGCAGAACTATGATTTTACTCGTCAATTGTTCAATGCTTGCAAAACATATGGAGTTAATCTCCAGTATAGTAGTAGTGCTAGTTTGTATGGTATGGGTATTGACTTTACTGAAACTGCACAGTTAGATCCACGTACACCGTATGCATGGAGTAAGTATCTTTGCGAGTACTATCATAGACAACATCAAGGTGGCAACACCGTACACGGTTTTAGATACTTTAATGTATATGGCAACTATGAAGAGCACAAGGGTAGCCAAGGTAGTCCAGTAAGTCAATTCAGTCAACAAGCCCAATTGGGTAATATCAAACTGTTCCACAATAGCAACGAATACCTACGTGATTTCGTAGCAGTAGAAGATGTATGCAGAGTACATGTAGAGTTTATCAAAAAAGTAAAAGAATCTGGTGTATGGAACTTAGGCACAGGCAAAACAACCAGCTTCCAAGACATTGCGGATTTAATCAGCAAAAAGCATAATAGTAGCATAGAATACATAGATATGCCAGAGATACTCAAATCCAGCTATCAAAAGTACACTTGTGCAGATCTGACCAAGCTGGAAAGTACCATAGGGCCACAACACATGATTACAGTAAGGGATTGGCTTGATAAATATAAATTATGAGAGCAAAAGAATTCTTATCCGAATCAGTTAAAACAGAAGGTGTAGTAGACACTTATAAAAAGTACGCACCACCAGCACTAGGAGGAACGCCTACTAAAACTGCACCGCCTGTCCCTAAACCTGTGGCGGATCCTAAAAAAGATATTGCCGCATCTAGCGGGCCATTGGAGACACAGCAACCACTAGGAACATTCTTAGAAAAAACTGCAAAGGCCGAAGGCATAACAGGAATAGAACTGGCCCAATTGCTGGCCCAGTGTCGAACCGAGACTATTGCATTTACCAAGTTGATTGAGCAACCCAACAAATGGATGAAGACTTACGAGCCTGTTTTTAAGAAAGATCCTAAGACAGGCAAAATGGTGGATGTTAATCCGTATTCTAAAAAACTAGGGAACAAATACAAGGGTGATGGTCAACGATTTATCGGACGTGGATACATACAGATCACCGGCCGCGACAATTACACCAATTTTAAAAGAGATACTGGCATGGATGTAGTCAACAATCCAGCACTATTGGCAGAACCAACCACTGCCGCAGAAGCTGCCATTCATTATTGGACCAGTCGTGTGCGTCCAGGTGTATCAGATTTTAAAGATACTGCGGCAGTAACACGTCTAGTGGCCGGCAATGCCATGAAACATTTAGACATTCGATTTGCAAATTTTAAAAATTATCTAACAAAATTATTTTCAGTAATGCCAAAGCTACCAGCATTGCCACCCACAAAAACTAAAAAACCTGCTCCAAACAAAGGTGTTAAGAAAGCTGAAGTAGACACTATGGATCCCAACGCTACACAAATAGCAGTAGCAGAACCAGCCGACAACACAGGACTGGCAGAAGGCTGGCGTTATACCAAATTTAAAGCTATTTGAACTAATAAATACAAACATGAGAGCAAACGAATTTACAGAACGATTCTGTCCCAACTGCGGCGGAAGCCTAGCCGAAGCAGGCAAAGCCAGTCGTGCATTGTGTACCAGCGGCCGCCCCGATAATGACCTAGGTGCAAGCAATTTAGCAAGTTGCAAGAGTCAAGGACTCCGTGCCCGTGACGGTGAAAAGAGCCACTTGGTTGGCCACGGCAACAGCAGTGTACGCATCACAGTGGGTGGTAAAAAAATCAAAGGTAAGAAGTACGGCGGCCCACTTCCAGACTATGGCACTAGAAAAGGTCAATAATGAAAACTATTGACATATTAACTGAAGCTCCTTTCTCAACTGCTCCAGCAACTCAACCCAAGAAAGAGATTCCATCAACTAGCAATAAGCAATCGCAAGATGCTAGCAGTGATGCATTTGATGAAAAAGTTACAAAAATAGCAAATAACTTAGGCATTAATAAAAGCGACTTGCTGAGGATTATGCATTTTGAAACTGCAGGGACCATGAGCCCTAGCCAACGTGCAGGCAACAAGCCGAGAGCCGCAGTTGGACTCATACAGTTCACCAACAAAACTGCTGCTGGCCTTGGCACAACGACAGATGCTTTGAGTAAAATGACCGCGGTGCAACAATTGGATTATGTTGAACGATACTACAAACAAGTTGGTCTAAAACCAGGAACTGGGTTTGTTGATTTATACATGTTGACATACATGCCTGGTGTTGTAACAAAAAACAAACCAGATGATTTTGTATTAGGTATAGATCCTGAATCTAAACGTTGGAGCGCGGCCAACAAAAATGCACATCCTTTTCCAGCCGATAAATCATTTACCTATGCAACTAATTGGACTAGCAATCCTGCTTTTCACCCAAAGAATCCTCCAAGAGATTATTTTACAGCTAATGATGTTAGGAAAGTTATGCAGGCATACCGCCACTAATAAATAACTGCATGGATATAGTAGGTAATTTATTAATAGCACCCCCAGCTGTAAAAAACAACTTCTGGCACAAGACAGTAATTCTAGTTACTGAGCATCATGCACACGGCAGTGTAGGCCTTGTGTTAAACAAACGCAGTCAAATGAGCATTCCTGAATTTAGTAATCAACTAGGTTTTGATATAGAACTCCCAGGTTTCATTTATGTGGGCGGCCCTGTTAGCCCAAAGAATCTAAGTTTTTTACATTCAAGCGACTGGCATTGCAGTAACACTATGCAGGTCAACGATGACTTGTTTATCAGCAGTTCGTTGGATATGTTGCCCCGCATGGCCGCAGGCGATACTCCTGAATATTGGCGAATATGTTTAGGACTATGCGGTTGGGGGCCAGGCCAGTTAGATGCTGAAATACAAGGCACTCCACCTTGGAAGCACGATAACAGTTGGTGTGTTGCTAAAAGCAGTTTAGACTTGGTTTTTGGCAACGACCACACGGATCAATGGTGCAGTGCTTTAGACCGCTCGGGTCTAGAGTTCGCTCAAAGCATATTGACGTAAATACAATTTGAGTGTATAATTTATACTTCACTAGGTTGGGTCTGTAACACAATCAGAAAGAGTTTTTTATGGCCGACACACTTTTGCTTAACGCAGATGGCCTGCCAGTAAGTGTGCTTCCTTTGAGCACAATCACCTGGCAAGATGCTATCAAATATATGGTCCTAGACAAGGGCACAGTACTGGCATGGCATGATAATTGGATAGTACACAGTGCCACTTGGCAAACTCCTGTACCCAGCATAATCATACTACGCGAGTACATGAAGACCAAAACAACAGTTCGATTCAGTCGTGCTAACGTACACCTACGGGACAGTGGCAAATGCCAATACTGTGGTATCAAAGTAGATCGTAAAGAAGCTACATTGGATCATGTTATGCCCGTGAGTAAAGGCGGTAAGACAACTTGGGAAAACTGTGTAACAGCATGTGCCCCTTGTAATGCTAGTAAGGCAGACAAAGTTGGGCCCAAGCCGTTTGTCAAGCCATACAAACCAGACTACTACAATTTGGTCAACAAACGAAAGAAGCTGGAATTTGCTGTGAGGCACGACGAATGGCTACAATATCTACAATAAAGAAGTTTCTTTGGAAATGCCTGGGCTTTTGTAGCCTGGGTATGGCCTATATCGGCGTGATAACCCCTGGCATACCTTATAGCCCGTTTGTGGTATTTGCGGCGTATTGTTTTGCCAAAGGTTCGCCTAGGATGCATGCTTGGTTATACAATCACAAACTGTTCGGATCTTTCCTAACCAACTGGAGTGAGAAGCGTGTGTTCCCACAACGCATGAAATATTTCATGCTGGCCATGATGAGCACCAGTTTGATTATCATGAGCTTTACTGTGCCTGTGCGTGGTGTAGTCTACACGGGCATATTCATGGCCTTGGTAGCTGTATGGGCTTGGCGTTATCCTAGTAGTGTGGAAGAACACGACCAACGCATAGCCGAAGGAAAGAAAGTAGGCTGGTTCAACAATAGTTTTTAGTTTTGTAATCATATTGTAATCGATTTGGTGGTAAATATGACATATGAAGACTTACCGCTCTATTTTTATATCGGATGTTCATCTTGGAACTAGAGATAGTCAAGCAGACAAGTTAAACAACTTTCTCAAACACAATACATGCGAAACACTTTATCTCGTGGGAGATATATTAGATGTGTGGCGCATACAACAAAACAAATGGCGATGGAAACAAAGTCATACCAATGTTGTAAGACGTATACTTGGACATGCCAAACGTGGCACCAGAGTAATCTACGTAGCAGGCAATCACGATGAATTCCTACGTCCACTCATGCCCTATGGTATCAACTTTGGCAATATAGAAATTGTAAATCAAACGGAACACATAGGCGTAGACACCAAACACTATCTGGTCACACATGGCGACTTGTTTGATGGCATTACTAGCCTAGCACCTTGGCTGGCCTTCTTAGGAGATAAAGCATATGATATCATCCTTAGTATCAATAGTAAGTACAATTGGCTACGTCATCGCATGGGTTTTGGTTACTGGAGCGTTAGCCAGTTTCTTAAGCACAGAGTTAAAAAAGCAGTAGACTTTGTGTTCAAGTTTGAAGAGAACTTGGCCAACTATTGTAAGAAGCGTGGCTTTGATGGTGTCATCTGTGGACACATACATCATGCAGAGATCAAAGAGATCAATGGTGTTATGTACATGAATGATGGTGACTGGGTTGAATCATGTACCGCCTTGGTAGAACATCATAGTGGGCAATGGGAAATCATAACTTGGACCAAGGAGAAAGACGATGTGGCTACTGATACTGATAGCAGTTCACGTGAACAATCCCCAGGACGTGCCGGGAAGAATAGAACTAGCGTTCAAAGACCAGATGAGTTGCGAAGTAGCTCTAGCGTCAGTGAAGTGGCAGCTAAAGTTTAATAATTTTAAGGTAGAGGGTGTATGCAAACGACAATAAGCGATAAGATTACTATAGTAGTGCCTTGCAAGAACGAGGAGAACTACATTGCACATTTATTAACACATCTACGCAATCAAATGATAGGCAATACCAGAATCATTATTGCTGATTGCTCCACTGACCGTACTCGTGAAGTTATCCAAGCAACAAAGGGCGAGTTAAATGTTGAAGTCATTGATGGCGGGCCTGTCAGCTTGGCCAAAAATCGTGGAGCCCGACTAGTTACTACTCCATACATCTTGTTCATTGACGCTGATGTTCGCTTCTTTAAACCCACAGTGATACAGGATGCTGTTAACACAATTGAATCAAAGAGCTTGGACCTTATTGGGTTGAGTATCAAATGTTATGATCGAGATCCTAGAGCAAAATTAGGTTTTGTTATTTTTAACACAATAAATCACGCATTGAAATTCTTCTCGCCGTTTGCTGTTGGAGCATTTATGCTGACACGTAGAGATCGTTTTGAAGAATTTGGCGGATTTCCAGAACAGTTTTCCACAAGCGAGGACTTCTTCTTGAGCCGTAAGTACAGTCCTAAAAAGTTTAGAATTATCCGTCATCACTTTGGACAAGACTCACGTAGATTTAAGAAAATGGGCTACATGGGCATGGCCAAATACCTGGTCAAGAACTACATCAATCGCAACAACAGGGCTTATTGGGACAGTTTAGACAACAGCAAATATTGGAGTTAAATAATCGCCGGGCTGACGGCGTATAATGTGATAAGTAGTCAGCTAGGATCTTTTTAGATCCTGTTTTTTTGAATAAATACTCTTATTACACGGAGTATATATGAAACGATTCTTAGCATTGTTATTGTTAGTGCCAGTACTGGCACTTGCACAAGCAAAAACGCCAGCAAAATCAGCAACCTATGACGCACAGATTCTAAGGGTCACTGACGGTGACACTGTGGTTATTGCCGCACCATTCCTACCAGCACCATTCAAACCAGAGTTGGCTATTCGTGTGTATGGTGTAGACACTCCGGAGAAAGGACACAGAGCCATGTGTCCAGGTGAAGCACAACGCGGCGAGGCAGCTAGTGCATTTACTAAAAAATCTATAGAATCTGCAGCAGCCGCTGGCGGCAAATTTCAAGTTACTATGTATGGTTGGGACAAATTCGGAGGGCGTGTACTGGGTGATATCCTAATCAATGGAAAAAGCCTACGTGCTGCTTTGATTGCCAATGGCTTTGCTCGTGAGTACTATGGCGAAGCAAAACAAAGCTGGTGCCAGTAATGGACTACCCAGTATACCCAGAGGACGATGGATATGATAAACCGCGAAACCCTTACAGCCCTGTTTAAAGGACTGTATATTGGTCTAGCACTATTTGGCGCGGGCCTGGGTGGCTTGCCCTTAACTTTCGAGGATATTAAAGACCTATGAGAGCAACAGAATTTATAACTGAGGATTGGAACAAAGTTAATCATAAAGATAAGACTGATGGTCTAAGTCAAAAAGCTGTCAATGCTTATCGCAGAGAGAATCCAGGCAGCAAATTAAAGACAGCAGTTACTACCAAGCCTAGTAAACTCAAAGCAGGCAGTAAGGATGCCAAACGCCGCAAGAGTTTTTGCGCCCGTATGAGTGGCAACAAAGGTCCAATGAAGAAACCTAACGGTAAGCCCACACCAAAGGCATTGGCATTGCGCAGATGGAACTGTGAAAGTGTAGAAGAGATGGTGGACATGATTATTGAGAACATGGATCATGCCAAGGACAATCAAGCTGTGCCAGAACTCAAAGCCGCCTTGTTAGCCAGGAAGTCCGCACTGCAACAGGCCAGCGAAGATCAAGTGTACGATATTATTGATAAGATGATGACACGCATTGCCAAGTCGCACGGCATGAGCGGACAGAAATTGCACGACATGTGGGTCAAGGAATATGATCAGATTCCAGACACATGGATTATGAAATGAGAGCTAATGAGATTCAATCACGTAAGTTAGTCATCTTTGACATAGATGACACACTGGTTCATACTCAAACTAAAGTACAAGTAGTTAAAGACGGTCGTGCTATCAAAGCTCTTAACAGTCACGATTTTACACATTACAAATTGCAGCCAGGCGAATCATTTGACTTTGAAAATTTTCGAAACGCTCGAGAGTTCTTTCATAATAGCAAGCCTATTATTCCTATGATGAACCAACTCAAACAAGACATTGCTACAGGTAACAAAGTAGTGATGGTAACTGCTCGTGCTGACTTTGATGACAGAGAGTTATTCTTAGACACGTTTCGTAAGTATGGTGTAGATATGAATAAGGTGCATGTATATCGTGCAGGCAATATGACCGGCAAAATACAAACAGAAGAAAAGAAAAAGATTATCATTCGCAAGTTGTTGGATCAAGGTCAGTATACAAAAGCAATCATGTACGATGATGCTGTGCCCAACTTGGAAAGTTTTGTAGAGCTTAAAGACGAATATCCTCGCACTAAGTTTTATGCATGGCACGTGAGTTTAGAAGGCGAAGCAGGTGAATATCACAGAACAAATGAAAGTTACACATTGGAAGAACGCCGCAAGAAGAAACGTAAACCTCGCAGTGCCGCATACGGCCCGGGACTATATGGTGGATATGGATATTTTTCAAACTACGGCAACAGCGACACCGGTGGCGACAGTGGAGGAGGAGACGGCGGTGGCGAGAGCATGGAAAACGAAAACTTTGCTGATGGCCGTAATCCACAAGACAAAGGCGATAGCAAACGTCACGGTGTCGATACAAAAGCAAGTGTCAGCAGTCTACGTAAAACTGCCAAACAAGGTGGCCGTAAAGGACAACTGGCCCAGTGGATGGCTAACATGAAAGCAGGAAAAAACAAATGAAAAAACTATTAATAGCGTGTGCATTTTTTGCACTAAGTGGCTGTGCCGGTATTATGGAAAAGATTCCCAGCCGTTGGGATGCCAACCAAGCTCGAGTGATTACCGACATACAAGTACAAGCTAAACACTTTGATTGCCGAGGCGACCAAGCACAACAACTTAGGTTGTTAGCATTGAATGTTGAATGGTTTGAAACTTATGCTCGTACCAAACCCACAAGAGATATCAGCAAGCTAACTGGCACAGTGACCGCAACAGTTAAAGAGTATCAAGATCGTTTAAAGACTGGTCCAGTTAGTCCCATGTATTGCGATATAAAACTAAAGATTATTAAACAACAAACTGATATACTAGCTGGATCAGTACAAGGAAGATTCTAATGAAAACAGAACAATTATTAACATTTGCCAAGATAGCAGAAACAACATATGCCAACCCTAAAGATTCTAAAAGCAAGTTCAAAGCACTGGGCTACACTATTGTGGAGTTTTTTGACATTGATGGAGCACAGGCATACTTGTTGACCAATGGTACAATAACTGTATTGTCGTTTAGAGGCACTGAGGTAACACAAAAGTCAGATATATTAGCAGACTTAAAAGCTGGTAAGAATATAGAAGCATGCGGCGGCAAGGTACACGTAGGCTTCAAAGGCGAGATTAACAAGCTGTGGCCCAGTATCTCAGCTGCACTTACAGCCAATCCAGGCAATGTTTATGTGACCGGACACAGCCTTGGTGCTGCCATGGCCACCATTGCTGCCAGCCGCATACAGGATCGCGTGATTACATTGGTTACATTCGGTTCGCCGAGAGTTGGCAATACAGAGTTTGTTAAGAGTCTAACTGTTGAACATTACAGAGTACAGAACAACTGCGATGATGTGACCAAAGTTCCATTTAGACTCATGGGATTTGATCATCACGGCACCCACAGATACATGAACTTCCATGGAGAGTTTAGAGACCTAACTCCATGGCAACGTGTGAAAGATATGATTCGCAGTAGACTACGAGCCAGAGCAAAAGGTCAAAAGTATATCGGTGTGTTTGATCACATGATGTCAAACTACATTGCCAAACTAGAAAAGTTAGGAGAAAAATAATGAGTGTATTATCAGAATTAATTACTAGCGGTGATCAATGGGCCGCTGAACGTGCTCGTTATGCATTAGAAGTACATGAAGCTGTGGGGTCTGGGCAACTTACTCCCAGTGAAGCTAAAGAGATTCTACAAGATTTGATTAGTACAGAAAAGCTAGAAGAATCTGCTGCTGATCAACAAGCCCGTGCCGCATTGGTGTTTGGCGTTACACAACTGATCAGTTTGTATTAAACAACTTGGTCAGTGCTTGAACCAAGTCTTCAATCATACCATCATCGTGGAACGGAGTAGGTGCAAAGCGTAACCGCTCCGTTCCCACATCAACTGTTGGAAAATTTATGGGCTGGCAGTAGATGTTGTGGTCATTCAACAGTGTATCACTCATGGCTTTGGCCCGTTTAGCATCGCCCACAAACACAGGTACGATATGACTAGTGCTACATTCCATAACAGGAATACCTGCTTCTTTTAATCTGCGTTTTAATGTGGCAGCACGTTCTTGATGACGTTCACGGATCTCAGGATGTGCTTTCAAGTATTTGATTGCGCCCATGGCGCCAGCACAAGTCACTGGACTCATGCTTGTTGTAAAGATAAAGCCAGCAGCCACACTTCGAATAGCATCAGCCACAATCTGGTCGCAAGCAATGTAACCGCCTTGAACTCCATAGGCCTTTCCCAAGGTACCATTAACTATGTCAATTTCGTTTTCGAGTCCCAGCTCTTCCACTTTGCCGCCGCCAGTTGCACCATACAAACCCACAGCATGAACTTCATCGATGTATGTAATGGCCTTGTACTTTTTTGCCAGTTCGCATATTTCTTTAATATGTCCCACATCGCCGTCCATGCTGTAAACTGATTCAAATACCACACACGGTGTTTTCTCCTGTGCAAAACTGATCTTGAGCTTCTGTTCTAGATCTTCTAAGTCGTTGTGTTTGAAGACAACTTTGTTGGCTCGGCTATGACTAATACCTATGATAATGCTGTTGTGATTGTTGGCATCACTGATGTATTCAATATTAGGAATAATCTTGGCTAGGGCAATCAGTGTCCATTCGTTGGCCACATAAGCTGAACTAAACAACACTGCCTTTCCTTTCTTGTGCAATGTGGCTAGCTCATGTTCCAATGCCACGTGGTAATGACTGGTGCCGCCAATGTTGCGTGTGCCACCTGAACCTGAACCTGTGTGTTCCAATGCAGTGTGCATGGCATCCAACACTACTTTGTGCTGGCCCATACCCAAGTAATCATTACTGCACCAGTTTACGATGTTCTTAATATTGTATGGGCCGTACCAAATAGCCTGCGGAAACTTGCCATTCTCTCGGACAATGTCGTTGAAAACACGGTATTTGCCTGAATCTTTAAGGCTTTGTACAAGTTCTGTGAAGGGCTGTAAGTTTATCATAGTAAGCTATTTAAGCATAAATAGGTTATCGGGAAAATATTATGAGAATACAAGAGCTAATTAGAGGAATACTTGACATGATGGATGGTGTAGGGCAAGAACCTGACCAAACAACCACAGTTGTCATTGCTCACCCAACAGCAACTATTGCTGAACCAGAAGATGCTAGTCCATTATCACATGCAGGCGACGACATGCGTAGATTGCGTCAAATTGTAGATCTAGCAGACAATGATGGTGTTGAACCTTACGGCAACACTCCAAAAGAAAAGTATGCAGGTATTGATGCTGTTACAGTAGATGCAGGCGGTGGTTGGATGAGTCCAAAGAATCCTAGCGATATACGCGGTGAGCATCCTAGTATGTATCCAGCACATCAACACGGAGTACGATAATGTCAGCAAACGGAATATCAACCTTATCTACAAAAGCACTTAGACAAGCAGCCAAGCTGGATATTGCACAGTTAAAACGTAGGGGTTACACACTGAATGCCGATGGCACAGTGGCTAGCGGCCCTGATACTAATAAAGTATTCTATCGTGAAAACAATACTTACGATCTCACATTGTTACCAGATACTTATGCTACAACAGCAGATGACAATCCTAACATCGGCGGCCTATTACAGGGCCGTCCTTGGTTAAACATTGCAGGTATTACTTTTGCCGCAAACATATGGCGTACAGACTATGAAGGATACTTCTACGACGATCCTGCTTTCTTTGACACAGCCGCATTAAAGGCAGGACCTAATGACTACAATGGTACAGATACTACTATTAATGAACCTGCGTTAGTTAATAATACTAGTATTCAATACAAAGGCTACTTTCTAGCTACCTACACCGGCTCACACACTTTCTATCTAAACACAGATGACGGCAGTTACATGTGGATTGGTCTAACTGCTCTATCAGGATATACTACTGCAAATGCACTAGTTCAGAATGGCGGCTTACACGGAGTCAACGAAGTTAGTGCCACTATTAGTTTAGTTGCAGGTACATACTATCCACTTAGAATACAGTTTGGTAACGGTCCAGCAGGCCCTGGCGTAATGGTTGCTAGTTATGAACATTCCGGACAGGCTAAAACAAGTACCTGGACTGGTAAGATATTCTACAATACAGCAACTAACGGATTCTAATGGCTTACCAACACAACAATAGAGATCCTAACTTAAACAATCTCCATCATGCTATGGAGTATCAGGACGATCTGCCACACCTCCGTGTTACATTAGGTAGTGATAACATTACCATTACTGGCGATGTAAATCTAGTTGATACTGTCACAGTTAACTCAACACAAGAAGATCCTGTTCACACGCATATTACAGAAGTAGGTACTAGCGGCATACTTGCTGTACCTTATATGCCTATTCAAGGCACAGTAAGTATTGGTTCGGACGGTACAGTTAGCTTATCGGCAAATACATTATCAGCATTAGAAAATATCACAGTGAGTGGTAGCGTAAGTATAAGTAACTTTCCTGCTACCCAAGCAGTAACAGGTACATTCTGGCAAGCAACACAACCTGTGTCAATAGCCACAATGCCTACTACCCCAGTTACTGGCACGTTCTGGCAAGCAACACAACCTGTTAGTATTGCCACAATGCCTACTACCCCAGTTACTGGCACGTTCTGGCAAGCAACACAACCTGTTAGTGGTACAGTTACTATTCAAGATGGTGGCAATACTATTACAGTAGATGGTACAGTAACAGCTAATGTAACATTTCCAACTACGCAACAAGTAAGTGGTACTGTAGCATTAGATGCCAACACACTATCGGCATTGGAAAACATTAGTGCTACAGTTAGTGGCACAGTAGAGCTAGGCACTACTACGTTATCAGCATTAGAGAATGTAGGAGTTACTGGCACCGTCACAGTACAAGATGGTGGCGGCAGTATCACAGTAGACGGTGCCGTATCAGCTACTGTGTCAGGTACAGTAGAACTAGGTTCGACAACACTAACAGCATTAGAGAATGTAGGAGTTACTGGTACAGTCACAGTACAAGATGGCGGCGGTAGTATTACAGTAGATGGTACAGTAACAGCCAATGTAACATTTCCAACTACGCAACAAGTAAGTGGTACAGTAGCATTAGATGCTAACACACTATCAGCATTGGAAAACACTACAGTTACTATCAGCGGCACACCTACGGTTAACATTGGTACTATACCAGAAGTAGAGATTAAGAACGATTCAGGCAATCCTATACCCGTCAGTGGTAATGTAAATGCTACCCTAACTGGCACTAGTGCTATAACTTTAGGGGCAGCGGCCACTGATGCGTTTGGTAGACTGCGTGTAAGTAATCCATATACACTGTTCGATGGTGGTCTGCGTTACTTTGACAATACATACAAGTGGGACCAAGTGGATACCGGCTCTGCCGTTTCCTCTTTCTTACCTAACGAAAGTTCCATACTGATGAACGCTACAGGAGCAGGATCTGCCATTCGTCAGACTAAACAGGTATTTTCTTACCAGCCGGGTAAGAGTCTATTGGTTCTGTTGACCTTTGTTATGAACGCTCCTACCGCGGGCATTACACAACGAGCAGGCTATTTTGGAGCAGAGAATGGTGTTTACTTTGAAGTAGCGGGCACTACAAAAAATCTAGTTATTAGAAAGTACACTTCTGGTTCAGTAGATGATACTACGGAAAAGTTGGCTCAAGGTTTGTGGAACGGTGATAAGTTAGATGGGACAGGAGCCAGCGGAATAACATTAGATGTAACCAAATCACAAATCTTCTGGACAGACATAGAATGGTTAGGTGTAGGAACAGTACGCTGTGGATTTGTGATGAACGGACAGTTCATTGTTTGTCACAGTTTTCACCATGCTAATATATTAAACAAAGTCTACATGACCAGTGCTACATTACCCTTGCGATATGAACTAATCAGCACTGGACCCGCAGCCACAATGCGAGCAATCTGTAGTACAGTTATGTCAGAAGGCGGGCATAGTAATCGCAGTTTTACCCGTGCTATAGGAACATCACTAACAGGCAAAGATCTCAGCCATACAGTTTATAGACCATTAGTATGTTTGCGTATGAAGTCAACAGCTTTGGACTCTATAGTAGTGCCTACAGCTTTTGATGTGTATGGACTACAACAGGCAGCATTTGCCTATCGCATTATTCTCAATCCCACACTGACTGATGCTAACTGGACCAGTGCTGACACAGACAGCACAGTGGAGTACGACCTCTCTGCCACAGCATTATCTGGCGGCAAAGTTGTAACACAAGGTATATTTGTAGGATCAAACAAAGGTGGGTCCGCTCAAGTTTCTGCTAACGAAATAGACTTTAGTCAACAGTTGGGCAGAACCATAGCAGGTGTATCAGATATTTGGTGCTTGGCAGCGATAGCCACTACCAACAACGATGATGCTGTGGGTGTAGTAAACTGGCAAGAACATAACTAACATGTGGTAAATATAACACTATGAAAGTAACTGAGATATTAACTGAAGGCATGAACAAACGGGATACGTTTGCTATCCTGCACGACTTTGTGCGTTTTGCCGCCAAACATTTAGAACTAAAGACCTTGCCAAAGTTTGACTTTGTGTTTGACAGTAAGAAAAGTGTTGAACACAAATCGTTTGGTGGATATCAGCCAGGTGCTGAACACATTACTATCACCGTAAAGAATCGCCACATCAACGATGTGTGCAGAACATTGGCACACGAAATGGTTCACTTCAAGCAAGACTTGAACAAAGAGTTAGAAGACGATGACGCTGGTTCAACTGGATCACCGCAGGAAAACGATGCCAACGCACAGGCCGCTGTAATCATGCGCAACTGGGGCAAACAGCATCCTGACTACTTTGATAAAGAATCAGTAGAATAACAAAAAAGCCCACTTATGCGTGGGCTTTTTCATATGCTCTCATAGCTAATTGTCTAGCTAGCCATAATCTAAACTTCACATAGTCTGATAGTTCATCATCTTCGACTACCTTACCAAACTCTGCACTGCGTCGATTACGACCAAAAGTAATCTCATCGTCTATTATGAGGTCACTGTCTTCTAAATCAAATTTACTTTGCTGGAACAGCAGGCTTTGCGTCTGCTTTAGGTGCGTCCTTCTTTGCAGGTTCACTTTTTGCAGGCTTTTTCTCGTCCTTCTTAACTTCAGCTTTAGCAGGTGCGGCTGCTGGAGTTGCTGGTGCTTTAGCTGGCTCAGCGGCGAATACAGTTGCGGCAAACACAGTTGCGATTACGGTTGCGATCAATTTCATTTTGAATTTTCCTTAGGTTAGTGTAGGAATTATTGCCCTACATATATATAACGCCTTAGAATTACACTTCGTTGACAAGTATTTTAGCCAAAATAAAAGCACCCGAAGGTGCTAGTGAATATCACGCTATTCTGGCGAACTAGCTATGCTAATGTATTACTTCTTTGTAACACCTTGGTTTACAAAGCTATACATCTTTTCAGCTGTTTCAAGAACTTTTTCAAGTCCTGGAAACTGTGGCATGCTAACTGTACTAACGATCTGACCGGTCTTCTCGTCGCGAGTAGCAGTCATTTCCCAACCAGCAAACTTTGACTGGAAGTCGTCTTGTACCAGGCTTTTTGCCATGCCCAAGATGTCTGTACGGATTTCATATCCGTTCTTGTTGAATTTAACTTCTGGAAGTTTTGGGGTTTCGAATGTGTTTGACATAATAATCTCCTGTGTGTTTAATGTCTGTATGTGACAGCAACTTTGCTGTCCATGTATTTATTATACAGTGTACAAGACTGTGTGTAAAGCTGAATGACTTATTTCTTAAACTTGTTTACTCTTTCTTTAACAAGTTTAACAACCGCATCACTCAGCACAACTTCATAGTGGTTACAGTCCACTTCTACCAGTTCCATGTCCTCATGATGTCTCTGACTGGCAATGGTTACTACACCATCATTGGGCTCATGCATAAAAGGGCTTTGACCCTTTACAGTAACTATATTAGTCCAAGGATGCTGTATCTTAATACGTTTAGCCTGCTTCATTACCCAACTGCTGGGTCCAATGTCACGCATCAGTCTGCTGAATGGCAAGAAGTATTGAGCATAGTCTGCTACTTCAGCACCGCCATATGGAGTACTCAATGTCACAGCACCCTTAATAGACTCAGGCATTGAGTTGGCCAAATGCAAACTGTATATGCCACCTAGACTATGGGCAACAAACACCAGGTCCTTATGATCCTGTAGTGTTGACTGCATGTCCTTTAGGTTATTTTCGAACCCATTGCGGCTATCATAGTTGAGGTCTAAGCCCGTACCCAGTTTACTCTTGATATAGTTAAAGCTCTCGCTGGTGGCATTGGCACCGTGTATGTACACTAATTTCATGCCAATATTTAGCGATCTTAATAATAGTGATGAGATGCTTTGCTCTTACGGTATTCCGCAATGGCTTCGCCCCATGCAACTAGACTTTCGAATACAGTGTTGATAAAGTTTTTCATAGATAGCTTTCCTTTTGAGAATTGAATTGTCGGATGTAGTTTTCCAACTGTGCGGCATCGGTAATGCCTTTGGTGCTTAGATATGAGTCCAAGCGGCTCTGGTAATCGGATCCTGGAAACATTTCGGATAGACGTTCCAGAATGGCTAACATTTTTTCTGATATGTATTTCATTGTGTTTTCCTGTGTGTTTGTAGATACTCATGGTTTCTACTGATAGTATTTATACTTAAATTGTGCGGTTGCAACATTTATCAACTCATTTGACCTTCTTGATAAATGATTGTAATATACTATAAATACACGATAACAAATAAAACCATGCGTAAAACAACTAGAAGTATATTGCAAGAATTAAGCGATTTGGGTATCAATAGAGATACTGATTTGGTTATAGAAAGTCGCGGATCAAACATTATACAAAGTGCCATTAACTTATTAGAGCAGATTAGATCCAATTATGATCTGGAAACTGCTGCTGAGCTTGAGCGTAGATTTATCAACAGCATTAAGACATCAGATGGTAGCAAGTTCAAGCGTGGTATTAAACGCATACAGGAAAGCAAAGAATGAGTGGACACGCATTAGAATCAGCGGGCATTTACGAACTTGGTGAGATCAACCAAAAACGTATGGACTTGCCTGAAAAAAACAGAAAAAAGATCTATCCTGCTAATGTCAAGGGCGTTATCATTCGTGTCACACGAAAAGCATATCCCTACATTGCCGCAGAGATACAACCTATATTGGCCGCACTTGGCCATGAAGGACACTGGACCACTGGTTCAGCTGGCAGTTGGAATCCCAAACATCCTTGGTTTAAACTGGGCTCTGTTAAAGAAACAGCAGGCGACATTGATGTGCATGTCAACGCCGAAGCAATTAGACAAAAATTAGAACTTCCAAAAGGTGCAGACGAATCAGCTATCCGTGCTGGCCTAGCTGAACATTTACAACAGCATTTCCAAGCAGTGACACAAACCGGCGAACAAGTACACATAGCATATCCTGCTAAAACAACAGTGTCAGTTCCAGTGCTGGGCGTTGAACTTCCTGCTTACTATCAAGTGGACTTTCCCACTACATTCAATGCTGATACTACTTACAAGCATCACGAGCATGACTATTCACAAGACTTCAAATGGGACGGGCAGGACCAACAAATGGCCATGTCCAGTTTGATCAACAGCCTACCTGGGCATCCTGAGAAAACACATTTGTATTATGGCATGGGCGGTGCATTGAAAAATCGTGGCACAGGAGAAGTTCAGGATCGTGATGTCAATTCCATTGCCAAGAAAGTGTTCAACGATCCCAACGCCACACAAGACTGGACTGCAACTGTGGATCGTATACTATCACATCTTCCAGGCGGAATCAACAGCCCACGACTAGCACAGTTTCGTGGAGACATGACTAAAAAGTATCCGGATCTTGTGTTCACAGAAGGCACAGCAGACTGGTTCAGATCAATGCAACGAAAATTGGGTGTTTGAGGCCATTTTGTTGCAGTTGATATAAATACTATACAAGATCCACAGAGGGTGGGTCAGAGCATACAAGAGGAGATATATTATGCCATCATTAATCGGAACAGACGCTGGATCAGGCGTCAACGTAGCAGCTAACTATTTGAAAGCTGTAGAATCAACACAATTTGCCACACGTGGCCTGCGTTTTATCAAAGTGACATCAGTTCATAGTGCAGCCGCGGTTGACTTCAGCAAAGCAGTTTTAGCTGGTACAGGTGTTTACACAACATCAAACAGTCTTTATCAAAAGGGCTTGAATGCACTAATGGGATTTGTCGAAGTTTATGCATCATTTGCACCTGGCACAGGCGGCTTTATTGTTGCCATTGCTGATGACACAGCCAACGACGGCAATGCCGGCGGACAGAACCCAAGTGCATCAGTAACTAACAGTCCATTCACAGCCGCTGAAGCCGCAGTATTGGCAGCTATCGGTGCTGACACTTCAGTCACAATTGCAACTGTTGCTGTTGCAGCAACTGGTATCACAATTAGCTAATCATTAGTTAATGTTTTAATTCTCAGGGATGGGAAGACTAAGCCTACTTTTATAGTAGGCTTTTTTACCTCTGTTAAATACTGTCATGGAATATAAATTATACACATTAGTCGATATAACACAAACTGGTCAATATCGTAACGAACACGGCAAAGAAGCAGACAGATGGAAGGAACAAAACTTTCAAACTGTGTTGCAGATACTGGGTATTAGGGCCAACATTGGTTATGCTAATTCGCCAAGTGTTACCACAGTCAAAGGCCGCCTTGTGGGATTCGACACAGACGAAATAATCAAAGTGTGGCGATTTGATTTTAGTACTGAGCGTGATTTTCTTTATGAAAATAACAATGACCCAGTGGGATTTCTCAAGGAAGACTTTCACTTAGTGCCTTACATTGCTGGCCTTGACGAACTAATGGAACAAAACTACGCAGTTTTTAACACAGCTGATCCTGGTGCCAATATAGTTTTTCATCAAAAGCAATAAATACTATTAATATATTCACTATATACCACAGGCTCACAATTTAGGCAATTAATCATACACTGGGAACAAGCCCGGACACATTAATTTAACCACAGGATGAGCCCACAATGGCGACGAAAGAAGCACAGTCACAACTTGCACTATTACCCGAAAGAGTAAGCGTATTAGAAACTAAAGTAGAAAACATTGGCGAGAAGTTGATTGAACTCAAGGCAGATGTAAAGGAAATGCATGACTGCCTTGATAACACACGTGACATGCTGGCAGACAAGTTAGAAAAAATGCAAGAAGAATATCGTGCTAGTGCTGGCAAGTTCTTTGAACACGCTGACAAGTTGCATGCAGAAGATCAACAGTCTCATACCGCACTTGATGGAAAGATCAAAGATCTTGAACAGTTTAAGACAAAATGGATTTACCTCAGTGCAGGAGCACTGGCATCGTTGGGTTGGGTATCAGGACATTCCGCAGCATTGTTTGAATTGTTTAAATAATGCATTATGAATTTAGCAGAACTTCAAGCGGTAGAAACGCATAAAACATTGAATCCCAGTTTATGGGACAATCATAACTTAAAGCCCGAAGTTCGTGCCAAGCTATTAGAAATAGCCAAGCACTTTATAGATTTTATAAACATACCCAATCTTGACCTAACGGACATTACTATCAGCGGCAGCAATGCCAGCTATGGATACAGCAAGCACAGCGATGTGGACTTGCATCTCATAGCCCGTATTCCAAAGGATCATCCCGATCTTAAAGAACTGTTTGATGCCAAGAAGAATCAGTACAACAGCACATACAAGATCACCATCAAAGACATACCTGTAGAAGTGTATGTGCAGGACAGTTCGCAACCACATCACAGTGCTGGTATATACAGCATACAACGCAACAAGTGGTTGAGCAAGCCTACAGAACTTACTCCTGAAGTGGATCCCAAAGCAATCAAAAACAAAGCAAGAAACTATGCTGGAAAGATAAACCAAGCACTGCGCAGTAATGACTTAAATACTGCTAAGGAAACAATGGATCACATCTATCGTTTGCGTAAAGCAGGACTAGCGGGCAATGGCGAGTACAGTGTAGAAAATTTGGCCTTTAAACTGTTACGTGCCCGTGGCCAAATAGAAAAATTACGCAAACGAATTGATCACTTGCAAAGCAAACAATTAAGTCTTGGAGAACACCAATGAAAGTCAAAGATATAGTACACGAAGATAATAAAATATACAAGGTAATTAAGAACGATCCTACAACAGGTATCGACTTACAGCATCCTGATGATCCACATTCAACACTGCACTTGGATCCAGAAGCTGCCAAAGCCATTGCTGCCAATCCAGACAATCCAAACCAGTTCACAATGAATCCTGCAATTGCCGGAGTAATGGGAGCAGACGCACCACAAGGACCACAACAAGGTGCTGAAGTTGAAATGCCTGCCACTGAAGATTATGAACTTGAACAAGACATGATGCAACAAGGCCGACGTAACCGCAAAATAGGCGGCGATGCAACTGACAACTATATCGATGATATAACTGATCACGACTTTGAAAAAAACGCACATGAAGACTTTCCTGGCTTTGGTAACAAGAGTCCCGAAGAGTGGGCCACGACCAGCAAACAGATGGCAGAGTTGTTGAAATTACAAAAAGCCTATCAAGGAACACAGTATCAATCGCAAATTGAAAAGCGTATAAAGATACTTAAAGATAGACTAGACATGGACGGCGGCGAAGTAGGCGGCCCGGGTGGCATTCCAAAACCTGTAGTTCCTCCAGAGAAATTTAAACAGTTTAACGAAATTGGAGAAGTACCTGCGGCAGTTAAAGAAGACGACAATTTCAAAGCCCGTGCCAAAGCTGCATTTGATGAGTTAGACAATCCAGATACCGAATTAAAAACATCTAGTGATGCTGAAATTAGGGCTCGACTTGCTGCTCAAAAAGGAAAAGGAACTAAACTTAAAGATATGAATCCTCTTGATAGAGATCAATGGTTAAAATCCACTGGACAATATTGGGACCCTGCAACCCAGACAGCTAAACCACTTGTGAAAGAATCAGCTGATAACAAACTATTACAACAGATGTTGTCTATTGCAGGCTTAAAATGAAAATTAGCGAACTATTAGACGGCTACGAACATAGTCCAAAGAACGAAAAGATATACAATATACTTGACGGATTTGAGATTTGGACCACTAACGACGAAGCCAAGTTGTTGGAGAGATTAAAGACTCCAGTTAAGATTAGTCAGCTTAGTGAACAAGATCAATTCAAAGTTCAGGCCATGATTCGTAAAAGTTTGCTAACTAAGATTGGGGACAAAGATCCTAGTGTGGTAGCAAATGAAAAAAAATAAAAAACCCAGCGGCAAAGTAATAAAAGATTTAGCCCAACATTTCGAAGCTGATTTTAACAAGAGTCTGCCTATTAGTGTACATCCTAATGGCAATGTCATGTACAAGGATTACTTGATTAAGAAGAATCAGTTTGAAAATTGGAGTGTTTATCACAAAGGCAATGCTGATATGATTGATCAGTTTTATCTTAAAACATCTGCACTAATGGCAGCTAAAGCATACCATTTTGCACAGATAGAAAAATTTAAATATATTAAAGAAATTGACACTAGATATTGGGCCAATTTCAGCGAAAGCACAGTGTTTAGGCACAATATGAATAGATCAAAGGATTATGAAAGATTTCTAATCTTGCTTAACAAATTAGAACACAGTACAGACAAGGCTGCTGTACTCAAGGAAGAGATTTCCGCGATGTTTAAGAGAAGTTTTGTATAAATACTACAATAGAAGCTTTAGGGATACTACCATGCAAATTAGAGAATTATCGAAACCAGTTACCAGCAAAGTGCTAAACGAAAGCCTTGCAAAATCATTTGGCTACAAGTTAAATCTTGAGCAGTTCAACGATGTACAGCTATCAGATGTTCAAAACAAGCTACGCACAGAAATGAGCCAACTTGAAATGAACGAAAGTTTTGATAGCTTACAAGAAAGTCCCAAGTATCAAAAGACACGTGCCCTGCTGGACGTGATCAATCGTGCAGTGATGGAACGTGAAATGTCCGAAGGCCATTACAAAGATCCTGACAGCGAAGATTCAGCAGAAGATCGAGAAGATCAAGCAGATAACGAAAGACGCCGTCGCCAAGAGAATGGAATAAAGAAAAAGATGAAACAAGAAAGTGCCAATCAAACATATTTCACAAGAGTACGCAACAAAGCACGTACACTGTCTGTACCAGAAGCATGGATTGACAATGCAATTAACCGTATGGAACTGGGCGAAAGCGACCAAGAAGAATTGGCAGCTGAATTAACACTACGTTATGACCTAAGCGAAGGCCAAGCCACACATATTTTATATCTAGCTGAAGGCGAAGCAGACAAAGCTGAAATCATCATGGCAACGAAAGATATGGTTGACCGTATCACAGGCTGGCTAGAAGACACTGCCGCAATGAAGGCAGAACAACTACTAGAACTATTAGACTCTATAAGAGAAACATCAGGCAGCGATGTTGCTCAACAGTATCAAGATGCAGTCAAGCCTGCACTTGAATCAGTTTACACAGCATTGGAACAAAGCCGTGCAGGATTGTCAGGTGCATTGGCAATCGTATCAGGCGGAGAAGCACCTATGATGGGAGCAGAGCCAGCAATGGGTGGAGCTCCGGGCATGCCACCAGCACCAGGCGGTATGCCTCCAATGGGCGACGATATGGGTGGTGAAGAAACTCCTCCAGCACCAGAAGCAGGCAGAGAAAAACGTGAATCAATCGACTACAGCCGTCGATTAGGCATTTTACTAGCTTCAAAAAAAAACTAATTGAAGACATAGAGCCCCTACAACGGGCTCTATGGAGTTTACAATCTTCAGAAGCAAATGCAGGCAGCACATCACCCATACGATGGGACGCACTTAATGCAGAACTTATTGCAGCCGGTGCTCCTCCATTAGGCGATAACAATCATGGCCACGATACCAGTTACACAGCATTTAGTGCTCGCTGGGATGATCCTGAAGAAGGCCCAATACTAAAACAATTTGTAGATAGATTTGACGGACAAGGCATTGTACCAAAAACAAACAACGGCGAAGCACAGCCAGAACAAGGCGGCGAGCAGACAGGCGAAGTTGCAAAAATGGCTAAACGTGCAACCAAATTAGGCAAATAACTATTGACATGCGGAGTCATATAGCATATACTATGTTATATGACTCTACTAACCGAAAGATATAACTACACTCCTTTAGACAGGGCCAGTGTAGATGGCAAGCGATTATACGCAACACCCGACGGAAACAAACTGCCATCCGTAACAACAATCTTAGACAAAACTAAACCTTGGGAAAAGGTGCAAGCTCTTCTCAATTGGAAAAAAGCTGTTGGCGAAAAGAAAGCACAGGAAATTGTAACTGAGGCAGCAGGTCGTGGAACACGAATGCACAAGTTTCTTGAAGACTACATTGTGCAAGGCACTATTAACGAACCTGGTACTAATCCATACTCAGTACAAAGTCACAAGATGGCCAAGCACATTATCGAACACGGACTTAAGAATGTCGATGAAGTATGGGGTGTAGAAGTAGGCTTGTATTATCCCGAACTATATGCGGGAACTACTGATTGTGTAGGCGTTCATCTGGGCGAAGCTGCAATCATGGATCACAAGCAGTCGAATAAAGAAAAGAAAGAAGAGTGGATCGAAGACTACTATCTACAGATGACAGCGTATGCGTTAGCACATAATAAAGTACATGGCACCAATATTCGCAAGGGTGTAGTGTTTATGTGTGTAAAACCACCAGAAATCACACCCATGGTATGGGGCGAACCTGCATACCAGGAGTTTATCCTTACACCAGATAACTTTGATCACTGGGAAAAACAGTGGTGGAACAGGGTCGAAACTTATTATAAAAATAACTGATGCTTGCAATTTGATCCGTGCCATCTATTATGTAGATGAGGCGGACAAACAATTCCACAATGAGCACAGGTTAGCTTTACTTTTTTCTTCCATGCCTCGGATAAATTCTTTTTAGTATCAGCAGACTGCTTAAAGCCTCTGAGAGAATTAGCACGTTTTTCAACTAGTTCACGAGAAGGTTTATCTTTTAGTTTTGCGGCTGCTCGTAGTTTTGCTCTAGTTTCTTCAGTTACTATTTTCCCGTACATAGGATTATTAACCCCAGCATTCTTTAAAGACATTAACTCTGCACGATACTTACGTGCTTTTTCATATAGTGTAGAAGAAGGAATGTACCTAGATTGGTTGCCACTGTGCATATCCATCATCATACACAGGGCTTGGACCATTTTGCTTTTTGAAACACTTGTAGTCATACGAGTTAACAATAAATGACAAATGAAGTGTTCTTTTGCAGTTAGGTTTACTAGGTTGTCTTTAGCATTGCTGCCACCGAGCGATTTTGGAACTATGTGGTGTTTTTCGCAATACCCATCTAAAGTACGGGATTTTGCTCGATTTATTATGCTATTATAAATCGTAGTATATTTGTTTCCAATAAATATCATGCTGATTGCTCCTTTAAAGCATTAGAGAGGGTGGATATTTCCAGTATCGCGATCCTCACTATTATTTATACCGCAACTTGTGGAAGCTAGTTAACGGCAAACGAGTTTGGTACGATAAATAACGTATGAACATTTATAAACGAGGTATTTAATATGGCCGTGGTGCAAATCTCCCGTATCCAGATTCGACGCGGTAAAATTAACAGTGGCACTGGCTTGCCCCAACTTTCAAGCGGCGAAATGGCTTGGGCAATTGACTCGCAGGAACTGTACATAGGTAATGGTGCTGTGAGCGAAGGCTCGCCCGGCGTTGGAAACACTAAGATTTTGACAATTAACGATCTTACCTCACAGGGTAATATTCTTAATGTACTCCAACACATTTACAGAGCCAACGATACCACTATTGCTACTGGCACTGATGCAAACGATCCAGTAGCAAGATTAATGCAAGATAAATTAGATGATGTTGTTAATCTTTTAGACTTTGTCACTGATGCTGATATTCTAAGTGATGATTATACTGCACCATTACAACGTGCAATAGATCAATTGTTCTTAAATACCAATACAAAAGCCTCCGCAGACACGTTGTTCGGTAAACAAAGCCGTGTGACATTGATGTTGCCAGCCGGCGTATTTAAAACCAGTGACACAATATATGTACCTAGTTTTACTACTATAGTTGGCGCTGGACTTGATAAAACTTTTATTCAATACAATCCTACATTCACCATTACCGGAACAACCACATTAAGTAATCCTACGTTAACCACTACCAGTGCCTCAACCAGCATGGTTGGTGCAACTATTACGGGAAATAATATACAAGCAGGAACTACCGTACAGTCAGTAGTACAAGGAGTAAGTTTACAATTAAGTCAGCCAGCAACCGCACCTGGTGTCAATCAAACATTTACATTAGTACCAGTTGCACCTGCAATCCAGTTTATCAACGACACTTCCGTTATTGGTTCTCCAGCAGCCATAACTACCACTACTGGCAATAACCAAGCAAGAAACATTTATATCAACGGATTAACTATTCAAACACCAACTGCTATCAATACTGGAATGCAACTTGATTGTGTAAGAGACAGTGTATTTGAAAATATCAAGTTTGATGGTTATTGGTCAGGCAACGGAAGTAATGCATTGTGTACTGGTATGCAAATGAATGTGTTTGGAGCAGTGGTTTGTGAAAATAATATTTTTAAAAATATTAAATTTGTTAAATTGGTTTACGCGGTGTTTGCCAAACAAAATATTTTAAATAATCTATTTGACAACTGTTCAGTTGGCGGTGTAGATACACCGTGCCGACAGGGATTTGTGTTAGGTCTAGGTGCTGACGGTAGCACGCCAGGTGAACAGTACGGTCCAATAAACACTGTTATTTCCAATACAAAGTTTCTCAATGTCAAACAACAAGCAGTGTATGTTGACTTGGGTTCTGGAAACTCTACTAGAAATTGTACATACACCAATGTTGGAAATGACGGTGCAGGAAATACTGGTGCTGTGTATCCACAGATATATTTTGAATCTTATGGTAATACCAGTATAGGCGATAAAAGTGACAGATCAGATGATTTAGGAACTGATAATAATTTATACATTTATAAATCCGAGCTTGGTGGCCACGGAACATATGCTCCTGATTTGTACAAGAAAATTACTCTGGGATATCAAACTGCTGATGTATTGGCGTTTAGATTGCCATGTTCATCTGACTTCAACGGAAACGCAGAAGGCAGTGTTACATATACCATAACTTATTTTTATAAAAGTATAACAAACGGATTTACACGTCGTGGCACTATGACAATCTCCGCTGATATTACCAATGCAGAAATTCAATTAAGCGATGAATTTGATGTTACTGGCGGAATAAGTGAAGCCAATCAATTGAAATTGGATTTTTCTGCCAAATTTATCGATGAAGTTGGAGCAGTGTACACAGGAGCCGTTGGACAAACTCCTGCAAGTGTTGGTATTTACTACACCAATGCTTATAGTGCGGATACTGGATCATTCACGTATTCATACACATCATCGTCCTAAATTATTATTGCCGTTAGACTAGACATCTAGATTAAATGCGTATATAATTAATTTTGTTGTAATGATATAATTTTTAGACGATAAACAACCGCCTCATACGGCACCAAATACATAGAAATTCATGCGTGTAACGAAGATTTGGTGCATAGTTGCCTGTTCACTAAATACTTTCTAAAAAGACGTAAGTACAAGAAACATTCTAAAAGTAAAACGATGAACAGAATAACAGTAATTAAGCGAGATGGAAGCAAAGAGAGTTTGACCATTGAAAAGTGGCAAGCCCAGGTGGCTAAGATTTGTTCCGGGATTGCTGACGTCAGTCAAAGTATGATTGAAATCAAAAGTCAGCCACATTTCTATGATGGTATTACTACCAAAGAGATTGATGAAATAACTTTGCGGGCCATCGTAGATTTAATCGACGTGGAAACAAATCCAGACCTTGGACATGTAAATTATCAATACGTGGCAGGCAAGCAACGCCTTAGCATGTTGCGTAAAGATGTGTATGGCAGTTATCCTGTTCCGCATTTATATTCGATAGTAAAGAAAAATGTTGCAACTGGATTGTACACTCCTGAGCTACTTGAATGGTACAGTGAAGATGATTGGAATCGAATGAACGACATGCTGGACCATAGCAAAGATGAGCTGTATGGTTATGCGGCAATCGAGCAGTTGATTGAAAAGTACCTTGTAAAGAACAGAGCTACTAAAGAGACATATGAAACTCCACAAATTCGTTACATGGTTGCAGCCGCAACTGTGTTCCATAAAGAAGAACCTAACTCAGCACGTATGCGTTATATCAAAGAGTATTACAACGCTGCCAGTGATGGTCTTTTTACTCTTGCTACTCCTGTACTCGCTGGCCTTGGTACTCCTACCAAACAGTTTAGTAGCTGTGTTCTTATTCGTAGCGATGATGATTTGGACTCTATTTTTGCCTCTGGGGAAATGATGGCCAAGTATGCCAGTAAACGTGCGGGGATCGGATTGGAAATCGGTCGACTACGCCCATTGGGCTCCCCGATTCGCGGTGGCGAAATCATGCACACTGGTATGATACCATTCTTAAAGAAATGGTTCGGTGATTTACGTAGTTGTTCCCAAGGAGGGATCCGTAATGCGAGCGCGACAGTTTTTTATCCTATTTGGCACCATCAGTTTGACGATCTCATCGTTCTTAAGAATAATCAAGGAACTGAGGAAACAAGGGTAAGGCACATGGACTATGGAGTTGTACTAAGTGCTTTCTTTTGGAGACGCTTTAAGAACAAGGAAGACATAACATTCTTTGATCCTAACGAAGTTCCAGACTTGTATGAAGCATTTTACAAGAACACTGCATTGTTCGAAGAGCTGTACGTAAAATACGAGAAGCAATCCGGACTACGTAAGAAGACCATGAGTGCTGAAGAAGTATTCAAGTCGGGCATACTGAAAGAGCGTACTGATACAGGACGTATCTATCTAGTGTTCATTGACAATGTGATGAACCAGGGTCCGTTCGACCCAGAGTACCATACAATTTATCAAAGCAATTTGTGTTGCGAGATCCTATTACCCACAAAATCTTTCAAACGTCTGGATGATGCTGAAGGTCGCATAGCGTTATGTACACTGGGATCAATCAACTGGGGTGCTTGTCGTAATCCGGAAGACATGCGCCGTGCTTGCCGTATATTACAACGTAGCCTTTGCAACATTTTAGATTACCAAGACTTCCTAAGCATCCAAAGTAAGTTAAGCAATGACGAAATACAACCACTAGGTATTGGCATTACTAATCTTGCTTACTGGCATGCCAAACGTGGCTTAAAGTATGGCGACAAAGATGCTTTACAAGAAGTTAAATCTTGGATGGAACATCTTGCATTTTATCTAACGGAAGCAACAGTTGAACTTGCTAAAGAGCGTGGACCTTGCACCCACAGTGAACACACACGATACGGCAAAGGAATCTTTCCTTGGGAACTACGTGCCAGGGGTGTTAATGAACTAGCAGACTTTACTCCAGAGCTTGATTGGGAAACACTTCGTGCTAACATGAAACAGTATGGGGTGCGTAATGCAACCCTTATGGCTGTTGCTCCTGTTGAGTCCAGCAGTGTTGTTATCAACAGCACCAATGGTATTGAGATGCCTATGAGTTTGATCAGTGTTAAAGAAAGTAAAGCAGGATCATTTGTGCAAGTTGTGCCCGAATACCACAGATTGAAGAACAAATATCAAATGATGTGGGAACAGAAAGACTGTGATGGTTATTTGAAAACAGCGGCTGTTATTGCTGCCTATGTTGATCAAAGTATCAGCACAAACACATTTTACAATCCAGCACACTTTGAAGGACGTAAGGTGCCCACAACATTGATTGCCAAGAACTTGATGCAGGCACACATGTGGGGACTGAAAACATTCTACTATAGTTTGATTAACAAGCAAGGTAGTAAGGCAGCGGCCGAAGATGCACCAACTATGTTAGAACCAATCAACTTCGACGACGAAGAAGACTGTGAATCGTGTAAACTCTAATAAGGTAATATGAATCTAAATAAAATGTTTTATACGCCAGTCTGGACTGAAATACTAGACAGAGTCACCAACGAACAAATAGCCAATGCACATAGTTTTTGTATGGCCGACCAAAATGACAATCGTGGTAAGATCGCGTCAAATGAAGGCGGCTGGCAAAGTAAAGATTATTATTACGACCAATTGAGAGATACTCCTTTAAAACCTATCCTAGATATTATACTCGATAACATGAACGACTGCATGAAAGATTTAGGTTCACCAGCAAAAATTAAGTTTTCTAATATATGGATAAACATTAATGGTGTTGGCAATACAAATAAATTGCATTCTCATGGAGGTGTGTTATCAGGAGCATTTTATATTAAGGCACCCGTTAATAGTGGCCCAATATATATTTCAAGAGCATTTGATTTAGAAAACTGGTTTTATGGATGCATAATGTCACAACATAATACAGATGCAAGCATTACCGAAATGCAACTATATCCTTCTGAAAAAATGCTAGTCATATTTCCATCGTGGCTTCCTCATGGGGTAAAACCACATGATTCAGCCGAAGAGCGTATTAGTATTTCGTTTAACACACAACTAGACTTTCCGGTCCAGCGTGTTCCGAGCACAATATAATGTTAGAAACTATATGTGATATAATGGTAGACGCTTACAAGCGTAATTGGATTACCAGTCGTGATGGCAATGTAAGTATTCGTCACCACGACCGTGACCACTTTTACATCACACCCAGCGGTGTGCGTAAACAAACACTACAACCAGATCAGTTCAAAAAGATTGGCATTGAGAAAGGCTACTATGATCAACCCCCTCGACTGTATCATGCAATCAAAGAGTTAGAGTACACTGAGATCAGTGCCAACTTAAAGCCCAGCGGCGAACTGCCCTTACACTTTGGCTTACAAAAAGAAATGGGACAGCATACAGGTGAAGTTCGAGTAGTTGTACACGTTCATCCTACTTACTGTATTGCAGCCATGCATGCTGGAATTGATTTGAGTACTATCAGTACAGCTTTTCCAGAGCTCAATCGTTATACCCGAGTAGCACCAAACGTAGGTGATGTACCTCCTATTAGCCAAGAGCTTGCGGACCAGTGTCACCAGCAGTTACAATTGGACAATGCTGGAAATATTGCCTACGACATTGTGGGCATTAAGGGTCACGGAGTGGTAGCTATTGATACAAGTCCATGGCGTGCCTATGAGCACATAGAAAGATTAGAACACATTTGCAAGATAGTACTTGCATCAGGAAAATATTAAAATGAGCAAAGCACAATACAACTTAAACACAAAGACAGACTATCTTAATCGCAAGATGTTTCTGGATCCAGCAGGCCCAGTTACCATACAAAGATTTGAAGAAGTCAAGTACAAGAAGATTGCAGACTTTGAAGCAACAGCACGTGGTTTCTTTTGGCAACCGGAAGAGATCAGTCTTACCAAAGATTCAAATGATTTTAAAGATGCCAGCGAAGCAGTCAAGCACATCTTTACATCAAACTTGCTACGTCAAACAGCATTAGACAGTTTACAAGGCCGTGGACCAAGCCAGATCTTTATGCCAGTAATCAGTTTGCCTGAACTGGAAGCCTTGGTGTACAACTGGACATTCTTTGAAACTAATATTCACTCAAAGAGCTACAGTCACATCATTCGTAACATCTACAATGTGCCCAAGGATGTGTTCAACACAATCCATGACACCAAAGAAATTGTAGACATGGCAAGCAGTGTGGGCAACTACTATGAAGCATTACACATGGTCAACTGCCGTAAACAAATGGGTGAAACCATTCCAGAAAAAGAATATATCCGAGCAATCTGGATGGCTCTGCATGCCAGCTATGCTCTAGAAGCATTCCGCTTCATGGTGTCGTTTGCAACCTCATTGGCCATGGTAGAGAACAAGATCTTCATGGGCAACGGCAACATCATCAGTTTGATACTACAAGATGAATTGCTACACAAAGGTTGGACAGCCTACTTGATCAATCAAGTAATCAAAGAAGACCCTAGGTTTGCTGAAGCCAAACAAGAGTGTGAAGCAGAAGTGTATGCATTGTACATGGATGTGATACGTGAAGAGAAAGGTTGGGCAGACTATCTGTTTAACAAAGGTCCAGTTATTGGACTGAATGCAAACATTCTCAAAGACTTTGTAGATTTTACAGCAGTAGGTGCATTGAAAGATATTGGAATCAAGTATCAAGCATCTGCCCCTAAGTCAACACCTATTCCGTGGTTTAATAAGCATACAGACACAAGTAAAAAACAAACAGCATTACAAGAAAATGAATCAACAAATTATGTCATCGGCATTATGAGCGAAACGTTGGATTATGATGCACTACCAGCACTATAAGGAAATAACATGAAAGCAACTGTATGGAGCAAGTACCATTGTCCTTACTGCGACCAAGCAAAGGCATTATTAACCCAAAAGGGTATTCAATTTGAAGAGAAGAAAATCGGCGACGGATATAGCAAAGAAGAATTATTAGAAGCTGTGCCCAATGCCAGAACTGTGCCACAAATATTCTTAGACGATAAATTAATAGGCGGGTTCACAGAACTCAAACAACATTTAGAAAAGGTATAACATGTTAATTTCAAAAGGCGTAGCAGAAGGCGAAGTCATCACACTCAAACTAACAAGTGGAGAAGAGATTGTTGCCAAATTGGTAGAAGATGGTACGGTTTATTATAAACTAAGCAAACCCATGGTTATTGCAATGGGCGCCAAAGGCCCAGGCCTAATGCCATACTTGTTTACCGTTAGTCCAAATGCAGATGTCAAACTACAAAAGTCAACAGTAACGGTTGCAGAAGCAACCGATGAACAATTTGCCAAACAGTTCCTCGAGTCCACAACAGGCATCGCATTGGCATAAATATTTGCATGCCAGCCATAGCAAGAAACGGTGATCCAACAACTACAGGCCACGGATGTGACGGAACAACAACCGTGACTGGGCCTACCGGTGCTGGTGCTAAAGTATTTGCTAACGGAATTGCAATAGAATGCATTGGCAATCCAACTGCCGCCCACACCATTAAAGCTGGCCGAAGTTGTGTGCCACACGGAGCTGTTATTAACGTAGGTTCGGGTAATGTGTTTGTTGGCGGAATTGGAGTTGCTCGCCTGGGTGATTCAACTGATGGCGGAGCAATTACCGCTGGTTCGCCAAACGTTATTGCCAATTAACTAGACATTTATTTCTTAACCTTGTACAGTGTGCATAAGTACTCTGTACTAACATAAAGGAATAAACAAATGGCTACAAACAAATACGCAGAATTCACAGCAATCGTCGAAGCAATGGAAGCAGACTTCGAAAAGTTTTATGACAAGGAAGTCGGTGCAGCCGGTACCCGTGTTCGTAAGGCTTGCCAAGATTTAACAAAACTGTGCAAAGAAACTCGTAACGACGTTACTGCGGTTAAAAATGCACGTAAAGCAGAATAATAATTATTCGGTTCATACAACTGCCGATGGCCGGCAGATACATATTTTTGATAATGCGATAGACTATAAAGGAAAACTTTATTTTTATCGCTTCTTAAAATCATTAAGCTATAAATGTGTCAATTATGACCTAGGACTTCCTACTGGCAATCACGAACCAAAATTTCGAAGTGATATAACTCCACAAATTGAAAATGATTTAAAATTCTTTGACTCTATCAACTTGCCTGAGTGCTCTGCATTAATTAAAGAATATTCAATCAAACATATGTATGTGAACTTAGGAATTCCAACAGACTATAATGAAATACATACCGATGTAGGAGGCAGTTTGCTACCTCCTAATAATTTTATGACACTATTATATTATGTAAATCCAGAATGGGATCTAAATTGGGGCGGCGAAACTATATTTTATAGTGAAGCATTGGATGGGGTTGAATTTATAAGTTCGTTTGTGCCTGGTAGAATAGTAATTTTTGATCAGGCAATTCCGCATTCGGCTAGAACACAAGCAATTGGTGCAACCAAATATAGATTTACACTTGCTTGTAAACTAAATAGAGTGTAATTGTCAACTATTTGATAATGCATGGCGTTATATTAGTATACCGGAGACTATTATGAAAAAGATTATTTTATCAATGATACTGCTAGCAATAGCAGGCACAGCCAGTGCCCAGTGGCGCCATCATCATGGACACGGCCCAACAGTTATCTATAGAGATAGCAATTGGGCTGCTCCGTTAATCATAGGAGGCATTGTTGGTGCTGTTATTGCAAATCAACAACAATCTGTTATTGTTCAACAGCCGCCTGTGTATGTACAACGTCAACACGTTTGTACTGAGTGGAGAGAAATACAACAACCCGATGGTCAAATCTATCGCGAAAGAACCTGTACACAATAATGGCATACTCTGATAAGGTTATTGATCACTATGAAAATCCCAGGAATGTCGGATCTTTTGATAAGAGTGATCCTGATATTGGTACTGGTATGGTTGGTGCACCTGCTTGCGGTGACGTAATGAAACTACAGATAAGGGTTGATCATGATACAGGTATTATTACAGATGCAAAATTTAAAACGTATGGCTGCGGATCGGCTATTGCGAGTTCGAGCCTCATTACAGAATGGGTCAAAGGCATGCACATCGACCAAGCCGGAGCAATCAAAAACTCCGACATCGCCGAAGAACTAGCTTTACCTCCAGTTAAGATACATTGTAGCATATTGGCTGAAGATGCCATCAAAGCAGCCGTAAATGATTACCGTAACCGACAAAGCAAGTAAGAAGATCAAGCAGAATTTGGACAAACGAGGCAAGGGTGTGGGCATTCGCATAGGTGTAAGAACCACAGGTTGCAGTGGATTGGCTTACGTGTTGGAATATGTAGATGAGTACACAGCTGAAGTGGGTGTAACTAATTATGCACAAGGTGATTTTGTAGTATTGATAGACGCCAAAAGCCTGGTGTATCTAAATGGCTTGACAATGGATTGGGTTCGCAATGGACTCAACGAAGGATTTGAATTTGCCAATCCTAATTCCAAGGGCGAATGTGGTTGTGGCGAATCCTTTAGAATATAAATCAAACTGATTGACTGAGTAACAAAACTAAGCTATAATAAAAGCTATGTTTAACTATCGGAGATTATTTTGAGTATGCACTTGCATCATCCTAGTCTTAGCCTAAACGGCAAGAAGAAGGGCAAACAAAAATTCGCATCAACAGAACACGCAAGAAAGGCCAGAGATTTGGACGAGTCTTGGAAAGAGCTCCAAAAGAAATGGGGCATCGATGCTGAGGAAAAGAAACGCAAACGAGCCTTGACAGCTGAGCCATTGAAAGGCCATTACAGTTTGGCTATTCCAGCAGATCGTAGCACAGCACATATTCCCAGCAGAGACACAGGCGGCAATGCTACACTTGCGCCGGCCAAAGTGTATACTGGAACCAAAGTAAAAGGTATTGCAACCATGCATAAGAGTAATGCAGTGCCAGTGTTCAGTGATGAAGAAGCTATTGATATTTCTAGAATGCGGAGATAACCTAGCTAAGTATAAAACAGCAGTTTATCCGGTGATTTTATTGGATAACTACTTATTGCCCCGAAAGGTTCTGGGCTCAAAAGCAGCGGGCTTTAACGCATAGGAGATGTATCGAGCCATTTTAATTGACGGAACTAGCAATTCCTGATCCAGCGTAAAGGAGAAACAACATGATACGCATCATAAAAGTAGCAGTATTAGCATTGGCAATGCTGATGGTAATAACCGCAGGATATAGAGCAACGATTTACAAGCTCGACCATCTTAAACAAGCTCAGTTGGACGTTAGTCCAATTACAGCTAAAATGAGGCAGACTCAGTTAGATTGCCTAGCACGTAACATTTATCACGAAGCAGGTGGAGAACCATTTGAAGGTAAAGTAGCAGTTGCACAAGTAACAATTAACAGAGCAGAAAGTGGACAATTCCCCGGAGACATCTGTAGAGTAGTTTACCAAAAGAATGTAGTATACGAAAAAGTACTGTGCCAATTTAGTTGGTATTGCGAACAAGCAACAGTCAAGAAGCCACTGAACGGCCCAGTCTATACCGAAAGTATGGAAGTAGCAAAGAAGGTTTTGCTCGAGGGATTTAGAATTAGTGCAGTTAAAGACGCACTATACTTTCATGGCGATTACATTAACCCAGGATGGCGTAGAGAGCAAGTTGCTAAAATCGGCCGCCATATTTTTTACAAGTAAGGATTATTATGAATATCAACACAGTTAAAACAGCAGTACATGACTTCTTTGATCTTAACTTATGGGTTAAGAGTATTAAGGAACAAGCACCGCATATTAGTGCAGAAACAATGGGTTGGGTAGCAGTAATTCTCATGCACCTTGCTACAATTCCAACAATGTTAGCAGTATTGACAGGGCTCACTGAAAAGATGCCGCCAGTTGATCTTGTGCTGTTCTGTTGGGCGGGGCTATTTTGCTTTTTTATCAAAGCAGCCATCCAAAAAGACTTTTTAAACATTGTAACCATTGGCTTTGGGTTCTTTGTGCAAGCAGGGTTGTTAGCACTTATTGTGTTCAAATAACTTGATTTATTGCATAAGCCAATGTAGAATAATACATTAGGCTTAATGCGATAAATATTAGATAATTAAGGAGCATAATATGCCATCAGGATTTCAACAAGATACTAACCAATTACAACCAGACTTCTATAGAGTTGTGATTGACATGACCAACGCTACATACTACCCAACAGCCGATGCCAATACAAACGGTGGAGTAACACCTAATTCAGCTGATAGTTTTACAACTGCAAATTTCCCAACCACTTATATCAAAGGCAAAGCTAGAGCACGTGGTAACATGCGTTTTCGCAATGTCATTAATCGTTTAACAGGTCTTGCAGATTGTCAAGTTGTTGACACTGAAATTGGTGCAGAAGCTAACGGCGACGCACAAGCAACAAGTTTGGCCTTCACTGCTCGCTTTGACAGAGACTCTGGTATTCCATTGACTGGCGCACTTCAAGGTGCGACTGCTGTAGGTAATGACGTTGCTGGTAACGCAATGGACACCATTGCCAAAGCTATCAAAGATGCAGTAACTCGTGGTATCATGGATGCCACTACAGCGGCTGCCCGAGTTTACAACCCAGCCGGTAATGGCGATAGTCAAGAATCGATTACAGTGGCTTCTCCAAATGCTACTATTGCTAACATCTACGGAACAGTTTCAGTTACATTAATTGACGGTACTGAATTGATTACTACAGATAACGCAGGAACAGCTGAGTAATAGATGATTTTAGCCTGGCTATTGCTACTCACTGGTCTTATTATTTCAGCGGTCGCAATCTACTATTCCGTAGTAGGTTTGACCGCTATCTTTTCAGCCGCAGTGATTCCAATTATTATCATGGGATCGGCCCTTGAGATTGGTAAACTGGTGTGTGCTAGTTGGCTGAAAGAAAATTGGGAACGTGCTCCACGTTTCATGAAATATTACATGATTTCAGCAGTCATGGTCTTAATGCTGATTACCAGCATGGGTATTTTTGGTTTCCTCTCTAAAGCACACAATGATCAAAATTTAGTAAGTGGTGATGTTCAAAGTAAGATAGCAATCTATGATGAAAAAATTAAAACAGCCAAAGAAAATATTGAAGCCAACCGCAAGCAACTTAAACAAATGGATGAGGCGGTTGACCAAGTCATGGGTCGCAGTCAAGATGAAAAAGGTGCCGACAAAGCGGTTTCAATACGCAAAGCTCAGTCTCGTGATCGCAGTGCGTTGGCCAAAGACATTGAAGCCAACCAGAAGCTTATTGCTACTCTTAATGACCAAGCCGCACCTATTCGAGCAGAAGTACGTAAAGTAGAAGCCGAAGTAGGCCCAATCAAATACATTGCCAAATTTATCTACGGTGATCAGGGCGCCGATGAGAACTCATTGGAACGTGCAGTAACATGGATTATCATAATGATTGTTATTGTGTTTGATCCGCTTGCTGTTATCATGTTGCTGGCCGCACAAATGACATTTGGTTGGTTGCGTGAACAGAAAAAAGCAGAGGGTGACAGCCTGACCACGGAGAGTGACAACAACATAGTTGTTGAACCTACTGTCACAGCACAAGAAGAAATTAAACAACCACTTAAATTTGTAGATGCCGGAGAACATCCTGCTGACACATTTGAACACGAACACACACAGCCAGAAGTTCCAAGCGAAACGCCGTTGACAGCACTAGGAGGTGATATAACTGCACCGGAGCCGCAACCAGAACAAATATCAGAACTGGACAAATGGAACCGAATGATTGAAGAAGCTGAAAAGCAGTTGGTGGAAGATTCTAAATTGGTTCGGCAGGATGAAATAACGCCTGTTGAACCAATCCTCGAAGACACTACAGCAGAAGAATCAAAAAAAAAGACTTACATGATCAAGGATCAGGAAGGCAAGATACAAATCAAGAACAGGGACTAACATATGTACAAAATTCAGAACAAAGCGAAGAAACACTTTGGTCAAGAATTACTACACGTTCAAGTTCCCGTGCAAAAGACGAGTTATACAAACTGTATGGCATAAGTAAATTTAAGGACTTGGTGGTTGATGAAGTAACAGATCCAGCACTAGCTAAATTTGTTAACGAAACACAAATACATGGCCCAAGATTTAGTAATTACCCAATAGAAAAATTAAACCAATTTGTAGATAGAATATATGAACTTAGGAAAGATAACATTAATAACGCCTCCCGATAAGTTATTCAATATGAACCTTAGTTACTTATTGATTAAACCATCGATGCAAATCAAGGAAAAGTTCCAAACTATTTTAAGTCAATCAATTGATGACATCAACGTATTCATGTACGATGATGACGATGTTGATGTTAGTTGGGCACTTAGTATTGCACATCAAGTCGAAGTTGTAATTATCGATGTTGATAACTGTGACCCTATTACCAGTCGTTTTATCAGTTTCTTGTTGGCAATGCCAAATGCTTACTATATAACTATGAATGAAACTGTACCCTATAAATTGATAAGCAAAAATAGAATTTTTGACTTGGATTGGATTATCCAAAAATTAGAAATATCGGACGAAGAGGAAGACAATGATATATCAGAAGAAGAGTAAAGGCACTGGTGTCACCGTTAAAGATAACGAAAACATCAATCAAGCACTACGACGTTTTAAACGTAAAATAGATGATTCGGGAATTTTAGAAGATCTTAAGAAGAAAGAATTCTACGAAAAGCCAACAACTGAGCGTAAACGTAAAAAAGGCGCGGCCAAGTCACGCCTAAGAAAACAACTACGTGATCAACAACTTCCACCAAAATTCTATTGACTTAACGCAATAAGTCTGTTATAATGTAAGCTCACTATGAAAGAGCTTACATGGCAAATACAGATATCATGATTGATTTGGAAACGTTGAATACAACTCCGGATTCAACTATCCTTACAATCGGTGCAGTAAAATTCGATCCGTTCGGATCCGAAATCAAAGAACCAAAAATGGACAGCTTCTACGTTAAAGTAGATTTGGATAGCTGTGACAGAATCGGCCTAACAACCAACGATGACACAATTGCTTGGTGGGCCAACCAAAACAAGGCCGCACAAGAAGCTGCATTTGATCCAGACGGAAGGATTGATATTGCGGATGCATTTGCACAACTGTACAAATTCTGCTGGGGCGCCAAACGTGTGTGGTCAAACGGATCCTGTTTTGATATTATTATTTGCGAACATGTGTTCCGTAAAATTGGCAAAGCAATTCCTTGGAGTTTCTGGGAAGTACGTGATGTACGCACAGCATTTGATCTTGGCATTAATCCGCAACGTCCTCCAGTCACTGCACACCACGCACTGGAAGATGCGTGGAATCAAGCAGTGGGTATTCAAAATGTTTATAACACACTGCGTACCAGCACAACAAGTGGTGGCACTTATATTGCTCCGTTTTCAAAGGAAAGATAACATGGAAGCACAAACAAAAGAAGCAATGGATATTCTGCAAGAAGAATGTGCTGAAGTAATTCAAGCAGTTAGTAAAATTAGTCGATTTGGGCTTGATAACCTCAAGCCTGGCAAACCCAAAACTAACAGGGAACATCTTGAAGAAGAACTGGGCGACTTGTATGCTATGATTGAAATACTCCAAGAGATGGATGTTGTTAGTTGGGCTAACATTGAACTGGCCGCTGACGCCAAGCGTGAAAAACTTAAAATATGGTCAAACATTTTTAATAAAGACAATGTTTGAGAGATAAATAAATTTGTAAAACGCCGTAAGGGTTTTACATATTCTTGCTTAATTTAAAGGAGAAAATTATGAGCAAAATCATCGGTATCGATTTAGGTACAACAAATAGCTGTGTGGCAATCCTGGAAAACGGAATTGCAAAAGTAATTGAAAACAGCGAAGGTGCTAGAACAACACCATCAATCGTAGCTTACGCCAAAGACGAAATTCTTGTAGGCGCTACAGCAAAACGACAAGCAGTCACAAACCCAAAGAATACAATCTACGCTAGCAAACGTCTTATTGGACGTAAGTTTGACGAAAAAGAAGTACAGAAAGACATTGACTTGATGCCCTACGGCATTGTCAAAGCAGACAACGGTGATGCTTGGATTGAAGCAAATGGTGAAAAGCTAGCACCACAACAAGTGTCAGCTGAAGTACTTCGCAAAATGAAAAAAACAGCTGAAGATTATCTTGGATATGAAGTAACACAGGCTGTTATTACTGTTCCTGCTTACTTCAACGACAGCCAGCGTCAAGCAACTAAAGACGCTGGCCGTATTGCTGGCTTGGAAGTGTTGCGTATTATCAACGAACCTACTGCGGCTGCATTGGCCTACGGTGTGGATAAGCAGGATAAGAAAGATCGCAAAATTGCAGTGTACGACTTGGGTGGCGGTACATTTGACGTAAGTATTATTGAAATTGCCAATGTGGACGGTGACAAACAAATTGAAGTGTTGAGTACAAATGGCGATACATTCCTTGGCGGTGAAGACTTCGACCAAGTTCTAATGGACTACCTAGTTGCAGAGTTCAAGAAAGACAATGCAGTCGATCTCAAACAAGACATGCTTGCCTTGCAACGTTTGAAAGAGGCCGCAGAAAAAGCCAAGATTGAATTGTCATCAGCCCAATCAACTAGCGTTAATCTACCATACATCACAGCAGATGCAAACGGTCCAAAGCACATGAATGTGACTATTAGTCGTGCCAAGTTTGAAGGAATGGTCGAGAATTTAATTGCACGTAGTATTGAGCCATGTAAGATTGCCATGGCAGATGCCAAAGTAACTGCCGCAGACATTGACGAAGTTATCCTTGTTGGTGGTCAGTCACGTATGCCTAAGGTGCAGGAAGCTGTTGAAGCATTATTTGGCAAAGCACCGCGTAAAGACGTGAACCCAGACGAAGCTGTTGCCGCAGGTGCTGCCATTCAAGGTGCTGTGTTAGCTGGCGACAAGACAGACGTGTTATTGCTGGACGTAACTCCACTGAGTTTGGGTATTGAAACAATGGGCGGCGTGTTTACCAAGTTGATTAAGAAGAACACAACTATCCCAACCAAACATTCACAAGTGTTTTCAACAGCAGAAGACAACCAGCCAGCTGTGACTATTAAAGTTGCACAAGGTGAGCGTGAGTTGTTCAAGTACAACAAGATCTTAGGAGAGTTTAATCTTGAGGGTATTGCACCATCAATGCGTGGCATGCCGCAGATTGAAGTCACACTGGATATTGATGCCAACGGTATCTTGAATGTCAGTGCCAAAGATAAAAATACTGGCAAAGAAAACAAAATCACTATCAAGTCAGATAGCGGCTTAACAGAAGCTGAGATCCAACGTATGGTACGTGATGCAGAAGAAAACGCAGAGTCTGATAAGAAGACACGTGAATTGATTGATGCACGTAATAACGCAGAAGCAACTATTCATAGCATTAAGAAAGATTATGCGGAATTCAAGGATCAGTTGTCTGAAGAAGAAAAGACTGCCTACGAAACTGCTCTGACCACAGTTGAAACTGCTATCAGTGGAGAAGATGTAGAAGCCATTACTACTTCAATGACTGCATTCTTTGAAACAGCAGGTCCTGTAATGGCTAAAAAACAAGCCGCAGAACAAGCTAAAAATTCACCACAAACTGAAAGTGGTGAAACTACTGTGGATGCAGCCTTCACTGAAGTTGACATCACAGACAAAAAGTAATATAATGTAAACAAGCAGGATGCCTTCGGGGTCCTGCAAAGTTCTTGCTTAATCAAAGGAGAAAATTATGACACAACTAAGAACTGTAGATACAGCCCAACTTGCTAATCTTAGCAGAGCACTTGTAGGATTTGATCGTTATTTTAACAATCAATTTTCTAACGTAAATGGCAATTACCCACCGCACAATATTGTAAAGTATAATGATACACATTATGGTATTGAGGTTGCAGTTGCTGGATTTAGTAAGGAAGAAATTACTGTAGAAGTTGATCAGGATCAACTGTACATTACAGGTAAGAAAACTTCTGTTAGCGAAGGCGTAGAATATCTACATCGTGGTTTGGCAGCTAGGGATTTTGAACAACAATTTACTCTTGCAGAGTATATGGAAGTTCGAGGTGCTGAAGTCAAGGATGGTATGCTTAAGATTGAAATTGAGCGTATTATTCCTGAAGCATTAAAACCACGTCAAATCAAAATTAAATAATGTAAATAACAATGGGGGAAGAAATTCCCCCATCTTTGGAGAACTAAATGGCAGGCACAGATATTCAGCTAGACGAGAAAATTAAAGTAGTAGTGAGTGAACCAAAGCGTTGGAAAGTTATTCTACTCAACGACGACAGCACTCCTATGGATTTTGTAATCTCCATGCTGATGGAAGTTTTTAAACATTCAGTAGATACTGCAAAAGAAGTCATGTTGGAAGTACACGAAACTGGCAGCGGTATAGCCGGAATATACAGTTTCGAAATTGCCGAAGCCAAAGCAGTTGAGACAACCAATCAAGCACGTACAAATGGCCACCCGCTTCAAATTAAATTGGAAGAAGAATGAGCTTACGAGAAATTACCAAGGATCTGCACCACGAGGCAGAAACTACAACCTTCGCTAAGATGTTACTTAGCGGCAAAATTGAAAAAGCAGACTACAGAAACTATCTGTATAACTTGTTAGCAATTTATGATCCTATCGAGTGGTACAACAAACGCCAAGGGTTCTTTGCTTTTATGCATGACTTGCCAAGACTAAAGGCAATTTATGCAGACTTCACAGAGTTAGACGACTGCGATTATTATTACTTAACTCCTGCAACACTGGAGTACCAAGCCTACTTGCATAAATTAGGTAATGATCCAGAACGTAAACACCTGATTAAGGCACATTTGTATTGTCGCCACATGGGTGATTTATTTGGTGGACAGATCATTAAGAAACAAGTAGCACACATTAGCAGTGGTAAATTCTATGAGTTTGAAAATGCAGATGCTATGAAAACAGCCATCCGTGCAGAACTTACAGATGACCTCGGGGACGAAGCTTGTGTAGCGTTTGAATACGCCATCAAGATGATGCGAGATCTCTACCATGGAGAGTAACGTCTGGGATACGTTAATTAAAATTGAGCAGTATCTCGAACAACAATTTTATGCAACAGGTAGCATTATCAACGAACCTGGAATGGATCGATTTAATCAACCTGGTTGGATAAACAAAGTCTGGATGAGCAGTCGTTATCGCAGGGCACATATCGATGTCGTAGATGCACGTGAAACAAAAGGGCTTTGGATGATGCATTGCTGTATCTTTCCACATACACATAATCCTGCTCCAATCTTTGGATTTGATGTAATTGCTGGTAAGAATAAGATTACTGGTTGTTTCATCGACTACAGCCCAGCCGGAGATGCGGAACATCCAATGATTGAATACTTTGGTGAAGAAGTTGCTCAGTATGACTGGAACAAAAAACGTAAGTTACCAGAGTGGGCAGAGCGTATTTTCAGTGAACATATGGTGGCAGCAGGCAATGTTAGCGACGAAACTGAATTAACGCAAATCACAAATTTGGCACATACTCTAGTTAATCATTACCTAGAAACTGTGGATGAAACAAGCAAAACAGCCAATAATACAGCAGAAGCACAGAACTATTATTGTGAAAATCAAAAGCAAAATCCACATACACCCAAAGTTATGGTTAGTTTAGGACTTAGTGAAGAAGATGTACAAGTTTTCATCCAGGAATGTTTGTTTCCTGAGATTCGCTAAATACTAAACTATGAGATTTAACGAGTTCATCCTAGAAGCAAAAATATTAAACGAAGCTAGTTGGTGGAATTACGGCAACGGTACGTTTTTCACTATTAGTGACGGTAAAGCCGGACAAAAATTATTAGCAGCGATTGAAGCAGTCTATGCTACTATTGCACCCGACGAGTATTTAGAAAAAGTTGGCCCACGTGAGCCGGGCAAAAAGATTTTAGTTCCGTTTGGTAAAGATTCGGGCGAATACTTGTTTGTCAAGACAAAATCTGGTCAAATTTTAAAAATCTCCGGTGCCGCAAAAGGTATCGGGTCTGCGTTAAATCATTCAGGATCTTCGACTGGCGGTGCTGAAGGCGAAGCTAAAAACAGTAAAGTTAACTTAGGCGACATTTCTGAAGGTGTACTAGGGGCAGCATTATACGCTAAACTATTAGCAAGAACTCGTGACGGCATTACAGATATTACTGAAGAAAATGTATGGGAAGTTCTAAACCAAGGTACTCAAAGTACAGAAGTAACTGGTATGGTATGGAGTGAGCAGAGTGCAGACATTGGCGGTGCTATCGATACTATCAAATTTAGAATGCGAATCAAAGCACAAGCAGCCCGTGCTCTTAAAGATCCTAATAATTTTAAAAAGATTAACGACACTATAGTTGGATCGTCTGTTAGTTTTGTAAACGGCCGCTACGGCACCAAATATGCTGAAGCAATTTATCTAAATAGAAAAGCAGATGAAATAGAAATAGTTTCAGACGGAATGACCGATCAGAAAGCAGATCCCATCACTGGTTTGGTTAAAAAGACAGATGTTTTTATTACTAGCAAAAATGAAGAAGGTAAACCAATCAAAGAACGATTACCTATTAGTTTGAAGGCAGGTAGTAGTGTAAAGCAGTTCGGGCAAGTCAGCGGCAAGACATTCGACAAAATGATTGGATTGCTAAAGCCGTTTAACGTAGATGTCAGTAGTTTACAAGATAAATGGAACAAAGTTGTCAAAGGTTCTAATTTATCAGATGACAGTATACGCGGTGCCAAGGCAATATTCCCAGACATTGCAGACATGTTGAACGAGAAATTATCAGGCCCCAAAGCAGAGGCCAATTTTGTACACAACATTGCATCTGCAATACATTTTTTTGCGGCCAGTAATGATCCCAAAGTTCGACTAGTGCAATTGATTGGTGCAAATAAAGTTCATGTGCTGAACACCAATCTGCTGTTTGAAAAAATATTAAGCAAAGATATCAATTTAGAAGCATTTGCAACAATTGGCGACAATACTGCCAAAATTACAATTAAAGATGTAAACTCTGGCAAACCTTTAATCTCATTAAGATCATATCACACTGATAATGCCCAACGTAATATCATTGAGATGGAAAAATTAATGAAAGAGTTATGTGGTGTAGAATGGGATAGAGAGTTTGGTAAGGAGAAAGTCGCTGACAAGACTCCAGTTAACCCGTCTACTACTGGTAGAGTAGAGCCGGTTAATGTTGCGGCACCAAAAAAATCAAAAGCTCCCGCTACTACAGCTACTGCCGCTGCTAATCCTGTACAAGCTGCATATGTTAAACCTCAAGTCTCTACACTAGACGGAGCAGAGTGGCAGGATCAGACACCAGCTGCCAATCCGCACGATGTTCGCCGTGCAGATATGGAGGAAGAGTCCAGTGACAAGGATATAGGTCGATTACGCAAGCTGGCCGGCATTAAAACTTCTCTTTCCAAGGGCATTTAGTAATCTTAGTGCAATAATGTAGTAGTTTAATTCATTTCTATAGTATAAATACTATTATGAAAAAACTACTAATAACCCTCTTGGTCTTGTTCTCGTCAGTTGTGTACGCACAACTACCCACTTCAACAATACCTCTTCCGCCCGACATTGCCGCAATTAAGAAGAAAAACGTCTTAATCATTGCTATGACTAAAAAAGACGTTCCTCCATTCTTCAGTGGCGAAGGTGACGACATTCGAGGACTTGACGTTGAAATTGCACGCCGCATTGGTGCAGTTATCGGAGTCCCTGTACAGTTTAGACGAGACGCAGAAAGTTTTGCTGAAGTTGTAGAACAAATTCGTGACGGTCGTGCAGACATTGCTGTTAGCAAACTATCAATCACAGGCCCAAGATTACTCACAGTTCGTTTTAGTGATCCCTACATCAAACTCAAACAAGCAATGATTATTAATCGTCTTTGGCTGAGTCAAAACTCGCAAGGCCGAGAAGTGTACGAAGTGCTTAGAACATTTAATGGTAAAATATCATTTATTAAGAACAGCAGTTATGATACATTTGCCCGTGCAAATTTCCCCAAAGCTGTGTATACTCCGGAAGATAGTTGGGACACAATTATCAATAATGTAACCAACGGTGCAATTGCCGCTGGATATAGAGATGAGTTTGAAATTAAGAAAATCAGTTTTGAAAAGCCCGAAGCAGCAATCACTACCAAAACAGTGACTATCTCCGACTCTATTGATAACATTGCTGTAGCTGTGAATGCCAACTCACCGCAACTTCTCAGCATAGTTAACTATGTCATTAAGAATGAGTACAGCAACATTGACACAAAGAAATTAATGGATCGATACAAAGCTGAGAAAAAGACTCCAGCTCCTGTAAAGAAATAATTAGGAAACAAAATGAAATTTAATTTAAAAAACTTCTTATCTAGTCCGTGGACTATCTTAGGGTCAATCATAATCGGAGTGTTGGCAGGAGTATATGCACCTGCCGCAAGTATGAACTTTGAAAGTGTTGGGGGTATTTACATCAGCTTGCTTAAAGTCGTTGTGATACCGTTCTTGTTAGCAACTATTTTAGTTGGTGTTATTAGTCTACTGCAAAAAGAAGGCAGTGCTTCAATGATACGTAAAATCATCATTGGCTTTGTTGGCAGCATGTTCATTGCGGCAGTAATTGGTGTTGGTACTGTTGCACTGACTGGCAGCGAAATGACTCCTGCAAAACAAGCACAACTTGGTGCAATTGTTAACGATAAAGAATCTGGCAGTGATCTCAATATCACGTTAGTAGAACCTATGCCCAAAGCAGCACATGTTGATCCAATGCTGATGGCGCAAAAGTTTATTCCGGAAAATATCTTTAATACACTGGCAGCTGGCGAAAGTTTGAAGATTGTTATCTTCTGTTTGATATTTGGTGTTGCGTTAGGTAACATTAAGAGTACAGGACAGGAAATGCTGGTTGATGTGTTGAAAAGTGTTCAGCAGGCCAGTATCAGTATTTTTAAATTCTTAAACTACTTTCTACCGTTTGCATTGTTGGCAATGATCAGTAGTCAGGTTGGCAAAGTTGGTGTTGGCATTTTCTTGACCATGGTTGAGTTTATCATGCAACAGGCCGTTGGCGGCTTACTGGTTATTATTGCTGGTACTATTGTTATTTGGCAACGTTCAGGCCTGAGCCTAATGACTGTTATTAAAGAAACCAAAGAAACATTGATTGTTGCTGTTAGTTCGCGCAGTAGTTTAGCATGTATCCCATACGCACAAGAATCACTACACAAATTAAAATTTGATAGAACTGGTGTAGAACTAACTGTACCACTAAGTTTCACAGTTAACCGCATTGGCAGTATTGTTTATTACGCAATTGCCACAGTGTTTATTGCCAACATATACGGTGCACCTATGGGAGTAACTGGTTTGTTGGTTGTGTTATTTGGCAGTATCCTTGCTGGTCTAGCATCAGCAGGCACAACAGGTATTCTCACAGTAGCCACAGTGGCAGTTGTTTGTGACTTGTTAAAACTTCCAAGCGAAGCTGTATTAGTATTATTAATCGCTGTTGATCCATTGATGGATATGATTCGTACTGCAAGCCATGTACACGGGAATGTAGCAGTCACAGCATTCGTATGCGACAAGGAAGTAACAGATGGACAAGCTGAAAGAGTTTCTACTTGAACTACTAAAGTTCATAGGCGAAAGTCCATTTCGCCTATTTACTGTTGTTTTCCTTTGCCTGCTTACCTTTGGAGGCTGGATTGTATACTCTGAGAAAGATAACTTCATGGCAAGTTATCGTGCTCAACAAGCCATGCCCAAGATGAATGGCAAGTATGAAGAAGCATACAACTTTCTAATAAAAAATACAGACATAGAACTAGTGTCTATTATGGAAGTTAACACACTGATAAACACAAGAAAAATAGTGTTCTTGGCCACACGCAATGGTGGGAAGATTAAAGAACACAATGGATTAGACGTTGGATTGTTTAGCAAAAACTATGACAACAACACTGATGTCATTGGCCTAATGTCTGGTAAGATTCCTTGCAGTCCATACCTCAAGCCACAAAGTCTTATTGGATTTACTTACAAAGACAACGGCGTAAACTACATGTGCCGTATCAGTGTTCCCGCAGAACCCGGTGTATTCATTGGACAAATTAGTGTGGGTTGGAAAGAACAACCCACTGATGTAGAGGCTGCACAAACAGCATTAATCATTGCTTCGGCATTGTTGTTTAAAAAATGAGATTGCCTGCCGTTATAGCTATTGGTATTTTAATAATCATATTGGTTGCACTATGATCAAACGATTAGGAGTACTGGGCGGAATGGGCCCTGCCGCAAGTGCCGAGTTCATGGTACGCTTGATTGCTCAGACTCCTGCAAAGCGAGACCAAGACCATATCCCCACAATCCTATGGAGCGACAACACAGTTCCAGATCGTAGTACCAGTATGCGTAATGGTGACAACAAACCATTACCTTACTTATTGTCAGGTATACAAGGATTAGTGTCAGCAGGATGCAATCTAATTGTTATACCCTGTAACACCGCACATCTTTGGTTCAATGAAATGGAAAAACAAGCATCATGGCATGCAAGAATTGTACACATTGTTGACAGTGTTGCAGATGCACTGCGAGATGTAAACGTAATTGATTCTAAAATTGGAGTCATGGGCACACAGGCAACCGTTGAGTTGGGATTGTATCAGTATCGTCTAAACAAACTGGGGTGGGAATGTATTGTGCCCACTAAACTAGAGATGGATACATTAGTGCAACCTGCAATTGATCTAATCAAAGCCAATCAAATTGAACAAGCACATGACATGTTTATAACAGTTATTCATAGTCTTATTGCAAGGGGAGCAAAAGCAGTGGTATTGGGTTGTACTGAAATACCATTGAGTGTAAGAGAAGATACAGTACATGACACTCCAATAATAAACAGCATTGACAGTTTAGTCAAATCTGCTATTAAACAATTTAACAAAGGAACTTAACATGAAACTAACATCATTTATATTTGTCGTTGCAGTATTTGCATCGGCCTGTGTATCAGCATGGACGCCAAGTGCAGCAGAAATTGCATTAAGTGCAAAGGAAGATGCAAGGGAACTTGCATTGTTTAAAATACTTACCAAGTAGTATGAAACCTACCATTGCTCTGTTCTTACACCAGCCGATGTGTAGTGTACAGTCGGGCAATGGTATCATAAAATCACTAAGCAGTCATTACAATTTTAAAATTTTTACTAAACACGAGTTAGAAGACGGATTTTTTGATGATGTTGACATGGTTGCATTTCCCGGAGGATTCGGCAACTCCGATGCATACGATTACTTACTAAGAAATAGTGCAGACTTAGTTAGTGAGTTTGTGCAAAAAGGTGGCAAATATCTTGGCATATGTATGGGTGCGTATTGGGCAGGCAGCTATTACTTAAATCTATTAGACGGCGTTGATGCTGTACAGTATTATAAACAACCCACATCTGATACTCGCAGGCCACATACTAAAGCTATATCAGTAACATGGAATGGTTGTGCTGATAAAATGTTCTTTAACGATGGTTGTGCATTAGTGGGCGATACCTCAAAGTTTACTACAATAGCTGCATATGCCAATGGTGATGCTATGGCCATTATACAAGGCAGAATAGGGTTGATTGGGTGTCATCCAGAAAGTCAAAAATTCTGGTACGATAGTTATAAACAAATGACGGGGCATTGGCACGAAAGACGACATAATACTCTGCTACTTGAGTTCGTTAACAAGTTAATGGAGCAACCATGACTGACAATGTTATTAAAACGCTACAAACAGAATTAGCGCAAGACTTAATTAAATTTGAACACAAAGTCAATCATGATGCGTTAAGTGAAACAGATTTAAAATTGATCAGTGATGCATATCAAAAAGTATACCAAACTTTGCACGAGATAAACATAACTGATATAAAATAGTGTAGTTTAATTCACCGGCTTTCTAGTTTAAATACATATAGAATTGCCGGGAGCGAACCATGCATATTAAACACATATTGCCAACGTTGTTGTTGGTACTATCGAGTACCACTGTCTTGTCACAGACTGTTTACGATTCAAAAAGTCTAGTTGATACCAACAGCACTACTACCAGCACCAGCACGATTAACACCAATAATGTTAATAGTGGCACAGTTACTACCAACAATAATACTGCATTAAGTGGTGGCACAACCAATACTAATAACAATAATAACGTTAACAGTGGCACAGTTACTAATAATAATAACAATAATAATGTTATGAGTGGCTCAGTTACCTATACAAATAACAATAATAACAACAACGTTAACAGCGGTACTCAAACGTTTAACAATAACAATGTGAATACAGGTGACATGACTAACCGTAATATTAGTACCAGCACATCTAACAATGTTAATACCAACAATAACATTAACAGTGGCACAATGACTTATAATAACAATAATGTCAGTACTAGCACAAATACCAACAATAATGTTAATACAGGGGACATGACTAATCGCAACATTAACACTAGTACTAGTACTTCAAATAATACCAACACTAACATTAATAGCGGCACAATGACCAACATTAATCAGAATACCAATAGCGGTACAATGACTAATAACAACAATAATGTCAGTACCAATACCAACGTTAATCAAAATGCCAACGTTAATCAAAATATTAACAGTGGTGAAATGACTAACCGTAATATTAACGAAAGTGTAATTACACAACGTGTTATTC